TTAGATGTTACCCCCTAAAAGAGTTTTAATTAGGATTCGCACCATAAACATAAGAAAAGCATATCTATATCCATTTTTAAAGCCTGATACTCCAAGAATGATAAGAGTACTTCCCCCAAGCAGTACAATGTTATCCATCAAGGCTAGAAAGACATCGTTTATAGCCCCTAGAAAGTCTAAAATCAATTGCCCAAAGTTTTCCCTTGCATGATAGGTAATATTGCCCCACAAGTCCCACCAAGGCGGTTGTTTTATGATTGTATCTCCGATATGATCCTGCAAAGCGGATAAATCTTTGGAAGGGTCTATGAATTGACCGTTTTGCATTTCTCCAAAATGAAGATGAGGCCCCGTTGAATGACCAGAAGATCCACTAAGCCCCAGCAAATCTCCTTCGTGTATCAACTCCCCTTGATGTACATCTACCTTATCCATGTGTCCCCAGATCATTTCAGTACCATCTTGACTTTTAACCATTACACCTTTTCCGATATTCGTAGAACCATCAAATACTTTGGTAACAATTCCAGTAGCAAAGGAATGTAATTCAGTTCCTTTTGGTACAGCTAAATCAATTCCTGTATGTGCTGTATTTCCCCTAACAGCTTCTACCATGCCGTAACCGCTCGTTAACACGAATTTCATAGTTATTCACCCCTGTGCAAGTTTAACGTGTTTAACGACTCTATCTGCATAGTCCATGGCTTCCGGCAGGATTAATAAGAAGACATAAGCTAATAAATAACTGATAAAGTCTTTTTTAGCTTTGACATAATCATTACTTAAAGTTGCTCTAATCACGTCCCACCCACCTTTCACTATAATGACCCATTTGCCGATAGACAAAAGCTGTCGGTAAATTTGATAACCTAGATCGTCAAATCCAGTTCCAAGTCCAGAAGCAGCGAATGCCGGATGAATAACTGATAAACTAATTGATGCAGTCATTAATCCAACGCGGATATAAACTTTTTTGTTCTTTTTAAAATGAACTATAACCTTCTGACTCTTTGACGGACCTGACTTGTAGCTACCATCCATGAAATTATCAAATTTAATAACATTATTTTTTTTCATCTAACAAGCCTCCCAAGTTATATTTTCAAAAAAGCATGCATACATTGGAAAATGAACCGTTTTCCGATGTTCCTAGCCTAAGTCTGCTTTTCAATATATCGGATACCCCCTCTCGCTCCCCTTTGCTGACCCACAATTTCAGATACGATAGTTCGTATCTTATCTTCCAAATTATCCTCACGGTGATTTTCCTCCATAGCAGTAATTAATAAATTAATAAGAAATTGTGACTGATTCGGTTGAGCTTCCAAATACTCAACCGCTTTTTTGTGTTGTTCATTACCTTCTTTATAACTGAAACTTTTTATCGCCATTACCATCCCTCTCCCCTGCATTATCAATTAATAAATTTCTTAATTTTATGATATGGGGCAATTACCTAGAAATTGCCTGTCTATCACAAAAAATTGTGGAAGGATTTAATAATTTTTTGTGGAATATTGTAGTTGGGGTGGTAATAAATGCTAAATAGTCGAATAGGTATATTGCTGAGAACATCAAAATATAGGAGGGAATTTATTCAAAAAGAATTGGGGATCAGTGCAAATACATTAAGCAATTGGTGTACAGGAAAAACCTATCCGACAATTGATAAGGCATTTAGACTAGCCGAATTATTAGAGGTTAAAATTGAGGAGTTATACGAAAGGGATACAGAGGAATAGGAGGAAGATCATGCAGTACTTATGGTGGGGTTTAACAATTATTTTTGCTTTAGCAACAATCGTATCTTTGATAGGTATTTTTAATCCAAGTATTTTCAATCAAAATTTAAAGCAGGGAGAAAAGCCCTGGGGAAGAAAACAGGCTATTTGGACTTTTTCTATTTGTTTAATTTGTACACTAATTTTTATTTCATTAGCAGCATCTATTGGTAAACTAATTGGAGAAATGTTATTAAATATCGGCTCATTTGGTTTTATTGTTTTTATCATTTGGTCTATTGTAAGTAAAATTAAAAAGACAGGAAAAACCAAAAATCGGTTAATTTATGCAGGAACTTTCTTTGTTGTTGGTATTATAGGCTCAATTTTATCACCAGACTCCCAACAAACGGACTCAACAGCAAAAAACGTAAATAAGCAACAAACAATTAAAGTATCCAAAGCAACAATCGGTAAGGTAGCCCAAGAACAAACGAAGAAAAATCCTGAAGATACAACAGGGGTTAAAAATGCTCAAGAGAATAAAAAAGCAGAACAAGAAGCAACCGCTAATAATAAAATTAAGGCTGAATATATAAAAAGTCTAAAACCTACAATTGATAATTTTTATAAAGAATATGATAGTATTTGGAATACCTACTGGATGCCGACATTTAAGTCTATGAAGGATGGGACTTACGATCAATACAAAGCATACAATAACCTTGTTTATGTAAAGCAGCAATATGAAAATATGATGACTTCACTAAACATAACGCCTGTAGACGGTATGTCTAACGAGGATAAAAAAGAAATAAGTGACTTTGAACAAAATGCTCAAGCTGCCGCTATGCTTAGAAGCGAGGCAGCTAAAATGGCAGCAGATGCAGTTGATAAAAATGATTTTCCGCCTTCAGTTGCAAATCAAATTACAGACAAGATTAACGAATCACAATCTCAAATGTATACAGCTATAGCGAATATTGCTGTAATTGAAAATAAATATGATATTAAAAGATAAATGACGAAATAAGCTCTGCATAAATTTTCAGAGCTTATTTTTTTAGTGATATTAAAACATTTTTCATGCCAAACACAACTAGATTTTCGAACATTTGTTTGTATAATGAGAAATGGAGGGATATAAAAATGAACGTAACAATTGAAATGCATTTCATTGCAAGTGGAAATAAATCGATGTCAGCCAGTTCTTTTCCATTACGCGGCCGTAAACCGGAACAAGTAGCTTATGAGTGGTGGAAACATATTAAGAAAGAAATGTCTTATCATGCTCAACTTGAGAAAGTCATTGCCGATGGAGATCAAAATATAACAGAGTTGGTTTTGAAGGAAGAAGAGGAAGAATGGACTAAAAGAGATTTTATTACTGAAGATTATTTGCCTTTTTAAAGAAAAAACATCGGAGCATTCGCATAGAATTGTTTTGGGTGATGTTTATGGATTACAAAACTCAATTAGGAATTAAAATCAACTTTTTGAAAATCGGTGAAATGGGCAATACAGCAATTTTGCAAATTGGTACTGCCGGTACGATTAAGCGATATTCAGAACTACAGGGATATTCCATAGCTTCTTCTATTGCTTTTCCACCTGCTTCGCAATTAGCTCCAGCTGTCCCCTTACAATCACCAGTTCGTGGAATACAATTAAAGCCCTCCTACTAAATGAGTAAGAGGGCTTTCTGCTTAAATCTTTTTGAACGTCACATATTCAGCTTTAATCCATCCAGAACCGACGTTATACCATCCATCTTGGTAGCCATAGCACTTAAAGGTATCTCCAACTTTAACAGAATTGACAATATCATAGGCTGGATTAGGGCCTTTTCGGATTACAGTATTCGTAGTGACAGTGATGACACCTATTTGCCCTGATAAAGATTTTATTTCTGCAGCCGGTTTATTTTTAGCCGCAATTTCTGCAGCAAAGTCACGGTATGACCAGTTCATATCCACTTTGCCAGCTATCCCCTCGACGGTCCCTGTTTCGGTATATTGCCAAATGTCGGCATGGTTTTTTAATTGTCCTTGATAACGGGCAATCCAAGGAGCGTAATTGGTAAGTCGCTCTTTTTCTAATTGTTCATCTAAAAAGCTGTCATATGTGTAAAGCATGACGAAATAACCCTTATTCTCCAGGTATTCAATGAAAGCGATAGCAGCATCCGTTAATTGTTTCTTACTAACCTTAGCTTTGTTTTCCTCAAGATCAAGCGCAACCGGATAAGTCAATTTGAAATCCTTAATCACACTCTCGAAATACTTTGCTTGGGTAAGTGCTTCTGGAACAGTGCTAAAAGTAGCGTAATGATAAGCACCTACATCCAATCCGGCGCCTAAAGCTTTTGGAGCGTTATTTCGAAAATAATCCACATACTTATAAGCGATACCTTGTGTAGCTTTGATAAATGCGAATTTCGCACCGTCTGCTTTTACTTTTGCCCAATCGACAGGACCATCGCCTTGATAAACGTCAATCCCTTTGATTTGTAACATGGTTATTTACCCCCTTTTGCCTTTGATACAGCCTGCTCGATCAAGGTGGATATTAAAGCCTCTGCATCTCCATCAATCAATTTAATAAACTGAGAACCTTGCGACTTAACAGCAGCAATTGCATCATTTTTGGTTTGTGCAGCTAACTCAGGAGTCAATGCTTGTTTTGATTTTGCATCATTGACAATACGCTGATTAAAATCAGATACAACTGATTCCACAATTTTGGACAAACCGTCGATTGCATCGTTGGCCACGGTGGCATTTTTAGCGGTTATGTGTGATTCTAGGAACTTTTTGATTTTAGGAGTAATTACACCAATACCTGCAGTTGTTGTAGCGCATAATAAACCACCTAGTGCTTGTACGAATTGAGTTTCTAATGACATGTTATTTCCCTCCGTTATCTAATTTATCGTGTAAATATTTGACCAACTCGGTTAATTCCTGGCGTTCTTCTTTGGCGATTTGTAATTCTTGCATTACAAAATCGTGAGTCTCTTGTGCCCTTTTTTCCTGTTCATCTGCCGTTAAAATGACTTGTCTTAAAGTGATTTGGGATGTACCAAACGAACCAACGTTCATATACGAGTTTAAAAGCAGTATTAATATCACATCATTCTGCCAGCCTACCATTGGCACCAATAACAAAAGGGTAATTAAAATCACAATAGGGTTAGCAAAGAATGTAACAACATAAGGGAAAATCTTGTTGTCTAAGAACGAATAGAATGTTTTCAATCACTTCACCTCCCCATACTTTTCGTCATGGTGTACCTTTGCAATTTCTTCGTACTCTTTAGGACTATAAGCAATTTGAAAATCCGGTTTTGCAGCAGTTAAACCTGTAAAGGTAGCAAAAGAGGCCCCATGGGCTGAATGTCCTTCGTCCCTGTGGTGCCTCTTGTCTAAAATCATTTGGTTGTAAATAGTATCTAAAGCCTCATCATCACAAGTAACGATGGTATGTGGCGATCCATCCTCATCTAACACTTCGATATATTTTCCATTGAAATGTTCGATAAACCACCTCAATAGGTCTTCATGACTCTTAAAGTCACGCTTGCAATGACCGTGATAGTCATAATGGTTAAAAAGCATGTAAGACACTCGTTGGAAATCAAAAGCGTGATTCCAGCAACGCTCAAAGATATGATGAGATTCCCTTTGTTCCATTGATCCGCAAATAAAACAGCCTAAATGTTCCACACTTTCGAGTTCATGCTTTGAATTTCGGAATTCCGACGTTTCTTTACGTTCTCCATGATCGGGTATATGTTGATATTCCGTCACTGTATGTTTCTGAAAATGTTCCTCTACAACCTTTTTCAATTTGATTCCCCCTTACTTCTTCGCCCATAATGAAATCAGAATAGCTACGCCTGATAAAACGACCGCAGCCCATAAAGGCAAAGTATGTTTATTCGTGGATTTTTCCTCTTCTAACCGTTCGATTTTTTCGTCTCGTGACCGTAATTTTTCATCTAACAATTCTTTCGAGACAAAATTGGCTTGCCAGGTATCCACTTTCGCTTCTAAACGCATTAGAACCATTTCAATTGTTTCTAATTTGGTTTCATGTCTTGTCATCCGTTCTGCTTCTGTCATTTCATTCGCCATGGCTTAATGCCCCTTTCTTTGTGAGCTTACCGCTATTAATTAAGTCAACGGGCGCAGGGGCATAATGCACTTTCGACCAGTTATGGCCAACAGACATTGCGATGTCGTTTACAAAAGATGAACAGATACGCCGTTTTCCTTCATGAAAACTGTTAATCGGGATGTTTAGTTCAAACCGTGCTAATTCAGCTAGGATGGCTAAATAGTCGTAATGGATCCCGAAATGTTCCTTTGCATAGGAAACCATTTTTGATCTATCCTCATCAGTCAAGGTTTCATCCCGCCAAACTTCTAATCTAGCATTAGTATTGAGGTAAAAAGATAGATTCATTGTGCCGGTATCTCTGCCAGCTTGTGCTTCAACTAGCGTTTCATTATCCAAGAACAGGGCACAATGGCTGGGACCGTGTGTCACAAACTCAATTGCATCGTCAATAAATCCTGTCCCCCATACAAATAGCACATCAGCTGGTTTAATCTCATTTATGTTCAAATATTCATCCCTCCTTGGAACCTATTTGGCATAAAGAAAACCATACCCGGTATTAGCACGAGGGCTAACAGGTATGGTGTTTATGTGTAAGAGATTCCGTAATTGTACTGGAGTATCCCTTGGATATTTTTGTTTCAATAAAGCTAAAAATCCCGCCACATATGGTGCTGCCATGGAGGTGCCAATCATATGCTCATATCCTCTGTAATCGTTAAAAACAGGCATTAAATTCATTGGATAGGTACTGTAAACAAAGGCTGACGGTGCGATGACTTCAATTTTGTTCGAATAATTGGAAAAGTCAGTCCACCCAATCGATGTTTTCCCCGTTTGAGCATTATAGGCTTCATATGCACCGCCTACCGCGATCACATTTTTAAAATTTGCTGGATAATCTACTTGATTAATCCCGTCATTACCGGAAGCTGCGACTATTAAAATTCCATGTGCATAAGCTTGATTAATCACCCTTTCGAGTATCTTAAATAACGGCGATTTTGTCTCATCGTTTGATAATCCGAGGCTCATATTAATGATGTTCATTTTATGAATGATGCACCAATTGACCGCCAATATTAGGTGAGAAAGTGTTCCCGATCCGTTACGATCCATCGCTTTAACAGCGTAAATTTTAGCGTTATATGCTACACCTACTGAGCCGATGTGATTGTTTTGCGCTGCTATTTCCCCAATTACTCCTGTCCCATGTCCATTATAGTCAGTCCAATAATTTTCACCTTTAATGAAGGATACTCCACCTGCAATCGCACCTTTAAGGTCTGGATGATAATAATCCACACCTGTATCTATTACCGCAATCTTTACATTCCGCCCTGTGTAACCTTGTCTCCACCATTTTTGTACATTCGTGTCGGTAATACCCCAATCAAGTGATTGATGTTGCGGAACAGGCATACCGTATGAAACTGAACCTAATGCAATTACTTTTGCTTCACAAATACTGGGTAATAAAAACAACATCAATACAACTAAGGAAAATAGCTTTTTCATTGTGCCTCCTCTATTACTTCAGTTTTGTTTATGAGTATTTCGCTTAAATTGATCCCTTTTCCAAATAAAAACTGACGATAATTTTCAATGGAATCATCGTCAGTTATATTGATATTTCTTCTTTTTTCATTTCCTAAAATTCCTGATACATATGAGAAGCTAATGCCAAATAATCGTGCTATTTCCATTTTTAATAATGAAGTTTCTTCGGAAAGCAGTTTGATACATTTCACCTCCTCATCATTAATTTTGGTTTTAATAATGCGATTGCTGATTATTTCTTCTAACTTATTAATATATTCATCAGGTAATTTATCAGTTTGGTTAATGTCAATATGTTTCCAAGAAAGATTTTTCCCAATTAAGAGAACATTTTCTTTTACGATACCAAAAATATTTCCAATTTCTCTTGCGGTTAATCTTCCGTCCTTAAATAATAACTTTATTATTTTTGCATCATGATCATTGATTTTCGCATTTCCGTGTTCTTCACCCATACGCTTCATACCTAGAATACTTTTAACTGCGTTTCTTTCTTTACTCCTCAAACCAATTATTTTCTTAGATTCATCTGAGTGAAACACGCCTAAAGTATTCGAAGCGTTGGAACATATGTTATATCCATTTTGAGGAAGAAAACTTTGATATTTATCAATCCATATTTGTTCAGTTGAAATAAGGTAATTTGGATCATTTACTTGTTCTTCAATAGTAAACTCAAAAGAAGATTCTCCATATTTGTTCCACGCACGTTGAAGGTAATGATTATAATGCTCATTTTTATTTAATAATGATCTATGTTGCCACCATCTATTTTTTATATTTCTCGAACTACCAATGTAGATTTTACCGTTTTTAATGTTTTTAATACTATAAATCCCACAAATTTTCTTTTTCACTTCAACATTCCTCCATATGTCTCGAAATTAGAAAATAAAAAAGACCACCAATAACGGCAGTCTTGATAATTGAATAATTATTTGGTTTTAGAAAGTTCACTCATTACTTTTCTTAACTCATCACTATCATTAAAGTAAAAAATATTCTTACCACTTTTATTTTGGTTTTTATCCATACCCTGAAGAACAAAACCCTTAAGCATAAGTTTAGCGGCCATTTGTTGGCTATAAATTACCATATTAATAACTCGCACTTTGCCACTGAATAGCATTAACAGTATCAATAGTTGTTGCTGATTTTACTTGACCAACTAATTGAATTGCCTGTTGGTGATTAGCGGTCATGAATTTTGTTGCTGTTTCTTCTATCTTATCTAATGTTGCTTGGTCTGGAACAGTTACAGGGCTTCCAGTTACATCTACATAGAGGATAGGAAATATAAGAAAACCTCTTCCTACTGCTGTTTGTGTTGCTGTCATATGAGTTATGTCATCAGTAGTCCATCCGAATGTATTTTGTGTTGAACCAATGGTGACGTTAAATCCAGATGCAAGAGTCTGATTATAGGAATCTCGAATCTGTGCAATCTTAGCATTCTGTACGTCTGCTAAACTAGGAGTTGCATTTGCGACTAAAATATTAACAATCTCTTGCGCACGTTCTTTTGTTGTAATAAATCCACCATTTACAAAATCAATATCTTGATAGATTCCTGTAGCTTTTGCTACGAAATTGCCATTTGCTAATTGTTCAATTGTAAAATCATTTGCAGTTAATGTCATTCCTTTTCCTCCTTTTATTGATAAACAGCGTAACTAGCCATTTGAGTGCTATTAATCCAGCGAAAATCACCACTAACCGCAACTGGAACTGGGAAACCTGTTATCGTTAGACCAGCAATGCTATTGGCACTGTTTTGTATTTGATATAAATGAATGTAACCTGTTCCACCAGTATTCATCATTATTTGCACTGAACCATCTAAATTACCTCCAGTATAGTTGTAACCATAATTAGCAGAATCAATTATAGAGGCAGTGCCATCTTTATTTAGTTTATAAGTATAGTCCGTACCATTACTTCCAGTCCCTGCAACTAATACTCCATACATACTACCATTTGCATCTCTTAGACCAATCCAATTTCTTGTAAATGCTTGAGGCCAATTCACTGTTGCTAAAATAGTACCATCAGATATTCTAATTTTTTTCATTGTTCCATTAGGTGAACCACTTGTAGGAACCCATATACTGTTATCGTTAACCCATGATATACCATTTGGTATTCCAGAATATGCATAGGTCGGGAGTGTACAAATAGTTGTTACAGTATTAGTAGATAACACCCATTTCTTTACTAGCGATTGGTTAGTATTATCAATATAATACAATTCTGACCCATCATATTTACAACTCATCGGGATATAGTTAGCTCCCCCATTTAAATAGATGTTTAAGCCTGATATTAGTGTCCAAGTTCCATTGCTCCAATAATAAACGCTATTATCAGAACCCATTGCATATATCACAGACCCATCATCGGATATACATATTCCTCTTGCTACACCAGCCCACGCTGAAGGGTGTCCTAAATTTGTATAAGTCTTGTTATAAATGTCATATTTATAAATATCATTGTTAGAGCTAGTAGCGTAAATATAATATTTATTATCCAATGTAAAGTAACCATTCATATAGTTAGAAGTTTGAGCGGCCGAGTAACTTAGTGTGTCGTTTTTTGTAACACCAATCCCTTTAAAATCTAAAGGTAAATGCCCTAAAGAATTAACCGCATTGATTATTGTGCTAAATGAGTCAGAAGAGTTAGATGTTACTCCTTTAGCGTTAATCGCACTAGATAATTGAGACTTAAGACCATTAATATAAGTAGACATATCATTTAATGATTTTTGAACACGAACCATATCGTCCGTTGCATCTACCCGTTTATTAAATGTAAAAGTTGAACTAGCAGAGTATCCACCGCTATCCGTAGCAGTTACAATAATTGGAATGCTGTTTCCGTACGGAACGGCATCCCATTGGTCTTTCGTCAATGGAGGAGTTTGAGTAAATTGTGTTGGATTTGTTAGCGTTCTTGTTGTTGTACCATTAAGCGATTCAGTAATTTGTGTAACAGTATAGTCACCTTGAGTAACTGTATATGTTACTATATTGTCTTTTAATGACTTATTTCCGATGTTATTAGATGGTGTTCCCATTGAAACAGGTAGACCTATCCAAGTGATAACTATCAATCCGTTACCTGATTGAACATTTGCAGTAGTTCCAACGTATTGAAGGTTTCCGTAATAAGACGAACCGCCTCCACCTCCATATGAAGCTCCACCACCACCGCCACCATAGTAGCCGCCTCCGCCACCACCACCAGCAGAAGTGACATTGCCACCACCTCCAGTACCTCCTTGACCAAATGATCCAGCAGAACCGTCATAAGTACCTTGATACGAACCTTTAACTCCGCCATTAGTTTGTGTACCTCCACCAGCAGTGCTGGTATATCCTCCCAAAGCATCTTGACCGACTAAACCTCCACCGCCACCGCCATTTTGATTAGTTGATGAAGGTGAACCGGAGTTGAGACATACACCACCTCCACCACCAGCAACGATAATTCGGTTGGATAACGCAGTACCACCAATGCGAACATCAGAAGCACCGCCACCGCCACCACCGCCTGTGTAACTAGAACTATTACTAGATGCAGTCCCTCCATTTCCACCGCCATTCCAACCACCAGAGCCACCGTTATAACTAATAGCATCGGTACCCTTTTGACCTACATAAATATTTAAAACCTGTCCGGGGGTTACATTTAATTCTCCGTATACATAACCACCCTTACCAGCTACAGCGTAGTTATTTGCATAGTTAGAAGTATTCCAGTATCTTCCTCCCTCTGCACCCCATGCTTCAATTTTCACACGATTACATCCTGCTGGAACTGTCCATGTTTGAACTGCACCTGTATAGTTAAATGTGGATTTATCTCCTATCGACATTCATTTCACCTACTTATCATAAATTGCATTAATTGATGAGGATAATGCTACTACATCAACTCCTTCACCCTGTAATATAAAATTTCCAGTTGAGGCGTTATAAGTGAAGGTATAAATTCCATTTGCTTTTAAACTTGTTGCATCGTTTCCGTTTGCAGATTTCAAAGGTATTGCACCAAGTGAATTTACATTTAAAGTCGCACTGCCTGTTGAATCTGCGTTTAATTGCACTCTTACAGTCATTCCGCCCGCATAAGCAGTTGGAGCAGGCGTAAGGGTGACAGAATAAGCATTCCCACTATTTGTAGTTGTTCCAAATCCCGGATGAGCAACATAATCGGATATTTGTACTGAGTTATCTGCTTTCCCTAAAGAAGTTTGAACCGAACTCTCCATATCAGTTTTTGGAATCCCGTTTAAAGGTTTCTGATAAGCCCCTTGAAAACTAATTTGAGATCCAGATACTTTTAATGGCACCAATGCTCTTCGATCAGTAATATTGCTTGCAGAAATAGCTGTTGCAGTGGCAGGTACATTGATAGCGAATAGTTTCACGAAGTTAGGATCCGCATCAGGCTCAATTGGTGAACTTGCAGCTACTCCTTTTTTTATGCTTAAAACCGCCTGTGAATTGATGTCATCGTGACCGACTTGAACAATGTCAATTCGAGGATTTGTGGCATCGGATGCTGGGACGGTTAAGGTAATTCCGGTTGAATCATTCTCAATCCGATACCCATCTACCCATGCAGCTCCTGCGCCAATGGAGATCGTCATATTATTCGGAGCGGGCAATGTATAAGGAAAATGGGTTAAGCTCACCACTCCGTTACCGAAGAAATCTTTATCCCGATTAATAAAGTCCATCCGGTGATATTTAATGTTGTCGTAATAAGTTATGGAAAGCATGGTTTGCCTCCTTTATTGCGTAATAAAAAAAGAGCCCATGATAGGCTCTTCAATTTAGATAATTCCTTTTTCATGCCAATTTTCGAAATGAATTTTGTAACCAAGTTCTTCAGCGTTTTTAGTATAAGACTGCCCGCCAAAAGTAAAAGTGTGAATTCCAACTAGGTTATCGTAAGTTGGATTATCCTTTACATCCCCGAAAAATGTTTCAAATGTTTCTTTATCAACAGCTTGAAAAGAACCATCTTCATATTGATCTAAAATAATATTATCGCCGTCCATTAATTGATTTTCATTTAATTTCGCATATAATTCATTCATGTTTTTCACCTACAATCCAATTAATTGCGCTCTGACGTTTGCAAATGTATTTGCTGAAGCAGATGAATTTTTTATTGCTAATTTAGCACTTACGCCTAATAGAGCACTTGCTCCAACTACTTGAACAGGTCGCCATGATGAAGCAGTAGAACCATTATTGGTAGATACCCATGTTGTCCAATCTTGAATTCCCGATGTATCCACTCTCGACACACCAATATCGTATTGTTGGTCGCTTTGTGTGAGCATTAATAAGTTTCTCACCCATGGAGTACCTGTTATCAAAGAGGAATAAACTGTTGCTCCTGCTGCCATGTTTGTAGCACTAATGACGATTCCTAAATCTTGAATTTTTCCAACGGGAGCTACATTTATATTTCCATCTGGATTGACGCTGTTAATGGTATAATTACTAAAACTCGGCATCTGAAAACCTCCCATTTTTCAAAATAAAAGGGCTATTCTCCAGCCCTAAACATACGTAACACTCATAATCGTCATTTTTACATTTGTTCCTCCACCACCCGCTGATGAATAACGTAAAGAAGAAGGAAAACTTGCTCCATCTAATTGTATTTGATCTCCATTTGGCAAAGTTACATTAGTTGTATTATTAGTGATGCTTCCATAGTAAACAGTTGTCGTGAAGGCACTGCCGTTACTCGTTAGTAAAAATTTGGTATTAAATGTTGGATGTTCGATTTCAAAAAGCACAGTATAATTTAGGGTTTTTCCGCTTTGTATCCTTCTTAGGATATACTCAGTACCAGAAGAAGGGAATGTGCGTTTATAAACTAAATTACCACTATTTTCTCGCGTTAAATTTCCATATAAGGCGTTATTGTATGATAAATCTAAAGAAAAAGTTCCCGTAGGTAAGTAACCGATAACGTTTGGGAAATCTAAAGCATACATGTAATGATTTGTTTTTGCTTTACCTGTTATTTCTACACCATTATAATGTTGAATGTTTGCGTTGTAGGTAAAATCATAAACAGATAAATAGTTGCTATTCGTAGTAATGTTTTTAATTTTGACATTTGTAATTGTTCCAAAAAGACTTGAACCGCTCAATAAATACTTAGTAGTCGTAATTGAAGGGTCTAAAGAGAAGTGACAATCTAATATATTCCAAGAATCAAACGTTACGTACGCTGCTGTTCCACCTGTCGCATCTGAAGTTTGTAAAAAGTAATTTGTACTATTTTGGGTAGCGCTAAAGGCACAATTTTTTAGCGTCAAATTCGTTACTTCTATTCCGTTATCACCTGTATTAAATCCATCAGTTGAATTGTAAGGGGCTTGGGCGAATGTAAGAAAACCAGTAACGGACGCACGAACGTTTTCAAATGATACGTTACGGTTGATATTTACCATTTGCACTAACCCACCCGAACCTCCGACCGCAGTTGTGATATTGCGTACGGTTACTCCGTCGACACCATAAAAATCGAAATACTGTTGATTGGTATTAGCTCCGCAATAACCATTTTCAATAATAGTGTCAACCGATTGAAACTGTTGTGTACTTCCCCATCCACATACTTTTAACCCGCCACCGCCACCTTGCCCACCATTCGTAATATTAAACCCGTTCAAATGGAAACGTTTGGCGTTAACAATGTAAATGGTTCTTTCTACAGGGCGATCTACTTTAATATTTGTCACATAAATATCGTCACTGGAAATGCTACAAATAAAGTCCGCGCCTTTTATTACCGTGTAGTTAGATTGTTGTGTAGCTGTATTACTCAAAGAACAATTTTGCACTCGTACTTGAGAAACGTTCAACAAGTCGATGCACTGCTCCACGTTTTTAAATCGGCAATTTTTGATAAGGATGTTAGACCACTTAGGTGTATTTTGTGTGTTAACACCCATCCGAATAGCATTTCGACAATCATTTGCATTCACTTCGTCTAAAACAATGTTATTTCCTTTTAAATTGATAAAGCCTCTTGTCCGATAAGTGCCATCAAAAACTCTAGAATCGTTCGAATAACTTGACACTCGCCGTAATGTCACATTATCGCTGGAACCATTTAATGATTCGATTACCCACCCTAATGTTACTTGGTCAAAGTTAGCAGGAACACTCGTTGTTTTTGAATAAACATAGTTATCGATAAACGTCATGTCCTGAATGATGGTATTAGCAGCAACATAAAAACGTACATAAGTATTGAGAATGATTGTTCCATTCATAATAGAACAGAGCTGCATCCCATTATAAGATGGATCCGCTGTTAAGGTGGAATTACACATATCAAGAATTTTATTGTTGGTTAAACAGTAACTAACTGCGCTTGTAAAAGAAGAAAATGAAGTGATTTGAACAGTTCCATTTAAACTTGATTTCCCTGCCAATTGTGTGTCATGGCTATTCAATCTTTCTACAAACCCACCGATTACATCGTAATTCAAACTTCCGTCTAGATTGATAATATGACTTCTTGCCATTTATTTGGTCACCTCCAAAATAAGAAGAACCTTCATTAAAAGTTCTTCTTATTGTATGAACTACATATAAAACCCGTATCGGTTAACAGTAACTGTTACAGTTGAATTAGCGATATTTGACTGAGTTTGCCAACTATTTTGAGTGATATAAACTCCATCTTTAACCAAGGAAAGGAAGTCGGTTGTGTTTAGGGTCACAGTACCTGTTGCGGTTGCAGTTTTTGTGAGTGTTGCTGTCGTACCATCTGAATAGGTTACAGTTTTTGTGCATGTAATTGTTTCACTGCCCCCAAATGTTCCACCAAATACTAGATTTACACCTAGAGTCATCAAAGCTGTATAGTTTGTAGGTGGATTGTTGGTAACTGCTGTGCCATTGGAATTAGCGGTTGGACTTGGATTAGCAGTACTGCTTTTATTAAACATTTGTTGTTTAATGGTTCCGGCATTGTTATGCCGTGTGCTGAATTCATCCCATCTTACTGCTTGTCCGGTTGCAGAGGCGGCTGTATCTAATCCCATTTCAGATTGATGAAGTGGCGCTTCTAATTTCCCATTTAATACAGAAGCTAAATTTACTTGTTCACCCGTTGCATGAGTAGTAACTGTCATTTGTTTTCCTCCCTTTTACGCTAAAGTAACGGTTCCTAATTTCACTTGAAATTGAGGTATTGAGAAATTCCCGATCGTTTTTCCGTTTAAATCAATAACCGTGGTTTGCCAAGGTGTTAAAGTCGCTATATCTCCCAAGGAAGTTGCATGTGACGCGAGTTGCTGGGTGTGATTATCTATAGCGTCTTTATGTGCAGCATCATTATTAATCAATTGTTGAAACCTAGGATTAAACGTATCCGCATGTACTTTATCCGTAGTTTGTAATTGTTGCAAAGACTCATTATAGGTTCGATTTAGATCATAATTTGTCATATCCTACCCTCCTAACGTCATCGATCCGTTTAGCTTGTATTGCCCGTTAAATAACGCATTGTGATTATGAATAAAAGTAGCGGTGGATCTGGCAGGCTTCGCAAAGTTTACGGCATTTTCCAAGTCAGTTTCGTCATAATACATTCCATTTGGGTTTTGGACCTGAATTTGAAAAGTAAAGGGGTCCTGGTCTCCAAAAACAAAAGAACCCATGGGAGAAACACCCATGGTGAAACTATCTGGTCCATATTCCAAAATGATCGGATCCACCCCAGTGAAATTTCGGACAATCTGTTTTATGGCAGCAATCGTAGGACCGTTTGTGTAAATCGGCACTTGGGCCAATAGTCTAGTTCGATAATCATCGTCTGACTCGCTGGCTTTTCTCGTTAATCCCCAATCCTTACCATGACTATCTAACGCACTACCTGTTGCAGTAGAAACGGAAAATTGCTGTTCTAAATTGGTTTGAGCCGGGTCTACTTGATCTAATTGGCTACCAATCGAACCAAGCAAATGTCCTAAATTGGAATTAGAATCTTTAGTAAAAAGATTAGATAAACGGCCTAAGAGATTTTGTAATTGATTCATCTGTCAAACCTCCTACACAACCGTCACGGTAATGGTGCCTGCCTGCGGTAGTTGATAAGCCGAAAAGGATACATCTGTATCCGCACTCGTAGCGTTCACTACACCATTGACACTAAGAGCCGCTTTAATCACTTGAGATTCGTACAATTCCCCTAAACTTCCACCGCCAATTCCAAGGCTGTTAATATAATTGGAAACGGCTGTTTGAACCAATCCAGTCACAACCGTTGGGTCATAACCAGATGCTAAATGAATGTTAATTGTTCGATTTACGGTCACTTGAGTTGGAGAAAAAACTTTTGCATCATCGGTAATTATCCTGCCGGCATCAATGGCCGCTTGAACAGAACTAATGAGAGATTGACTTGGCATGGCATTACCAGAAGCAACGACATAAATATCGATTGTGCCACTTCCTCTGCCTTGTGGAACGATTTTAGCTGACTGAACACCAGTAACGGTTAACGCTGTTTGCTGATACCAGGACACCGTTCCTTGAGCTTTTGAAGCAAGGGCAGCTAGAATCCTAGATCGATAGGCATCATCTGTTTCTGTATCAGCTCCATAAGTGCCGTTTGTTAATGATAAAAGCTGTACACCGTCAATTCCAGGTACTCCAGAACCAATGAGTAAAGGAGTATTAATCGCAATATTTCCGACACTTCCCGCTGTTTGACAAGTGGCCGAAACCGTTACTGTTAAGGTTCCTGCACCTAAAAATGAATCCGCGTCAGTCGCAAAGGTAATCGGGTCTTGTCCAAGTGAAGGAATGGTCGTTATGATCGTGCCAGCCGGAATCGGTTGCTGCTGATTTGATACAACATTACGGCTAAACGTAAAATACCATTGTGCTGGTGTCGCTTGTTTTCGGGTTACTCCAAAATCAGCCCCCTTTGCATCCAGTGACGTATCTGTTGCGGTTTGCACATAGGCTTGTTGCTGGGCTGAAGTAATAGCTGTGTAAATTTCATCAATAGCAGATGCAATAGCAGAAAGAATCTGACCTAAAATGGAAGTAGCAGTGAAATCTGAAAGCTTGCTACCGGCAGTTTGTAAATATGTGACCATATTGGCTATGATGGTAGAGAACATTTTACGCACCCCCTATGGTAATGGGGAATTGAATATCGCCCACGCCGCTCACAGTCGCAGAAACAAAAATAACTAGACAATCTTGGCGGCTATCATCCACGATTACCTCCGATACATCTAGTATTCGATCATCTTCTAAAGCTTTTTCAGTTACAATTGAGATAATTTCCTTCTCTATTTCAGGTGTTATTGGTTCGTCTACATAGTTTAATAGATACGATCCAATCTCTTCGTCCCAAAGATACGTATCTGGCACAGTCGTTGTATTTACCCGCAAAGCTTGCTGGACATTATCTTCGTTGCTGACTGTTTGTAAAGACCCCGAAATCGTAATAACTAAATCCCCATTAGCATCTAATTGTATATCTGTGCCAAGCGGATCTGTACTAGGCAATGGGTAATCCATGTTTATCACCAACTTTGCGTTGTATTTCCGTTAATCGTTACGGTTTTATCGGCACCCAAAGTAAGCGATGCGCCACCCTTTGAAGTAAACACAATCGAACCGTCATTTTTCATAATGATTTGGCTTCCAGACTTATGAACAATGGCTGCATCCCCAAAATTCACACTAGGAGGAGGGACAGATACAGCATTATAGGCAGCTCCTACCACTACTCCATTGTTGATGTCTCCCATATCAAACAGGACTCTTACATGTGTTCCTTCCTCGGGAGGAGGCAATACAATACCGAATTCTTCCCCAACATATGGGGAAAGCATTTTAAGCCATCCAGTTTCGATTTCATAAGGCTCCAGCATCACTTTTACGGTATAGGGAAGCTTCGTATTTACGGATGTTACGGTTCCATCTAATACATAAGCCTTCGTATTCATCATTTCTTGAATCATATTCTTATGCTGTTCTCTTTGATTTAGGGAGGGAATATACACTTTATAAACCTCCAGTAAATTCATCTATTAATAAAAGATTGGAAAAATCTAAATCGACTCGATATCCATCACTTGCGATGTCAAAGTTATGAGTGGCTTTCCGGACATAATAATTTGTAGATAAGCCAGTTCCTAATCCACTGATGACCAGCAATCGGTCAATTGTTAATTTTTCATTGCCGGCCACCGTCATCGTACCAGTGACTTCTAATTTTGATAATTGATTTAATATGGCTGTTGCTTTCTTTTGGGCCTGATCTTGTGTTAGCCCAGGGAAAAAGTAACGCTGGGTAAAAGTAGTTGAAGCTCCAGACGTTCCGGTTGAGCTCTTGGCTGTGGCCGTAACGTTTTTGGTTGAAGTTGTATAAGTAACTGTCTTTTTCTTAGCCGAACCTTTAACATGCTTGGTTTTGAGCGTATCAAAGCTGTGAACCTCAACTACAATGTCTTTCGCCGCATGAGGAGATCGACTAAGCGTTAACTCCCGAATGTTTTGTCCCCAAGCGTAATTCAAACCGCTGGTAGTCACATTGCCTACAATCGTTTCAAACGGACCAAAATAAAGAGTATTGTCAAATACCCTCACATCGAATCCTTCTTGCTCCGCTAAGAAAGAGAGTAAGTCCCATTCAGTTGTATCTTTACTGATTTGTGTAGAATCTCCTGAAAAATATTTACCAGCCAATGTGTAAGTAGGAGTGATTTTATAACTCAGTCCATGATTTTTTGCCAGCATTTGAGCAATAGCAGAAGAGGTCATGTTCTGATATTTGATGGTGCTTTTCGTATCAATAAACGGTGCCATTTGGTTTCGGCCAGTAACGACTACTGTTTCCCCTTGATCGTTGAAATCAAGTTCGGCTGTATCCATATATCCATACATAATCCTTGTTAAATCACTGGTCTGAAACTTATTCGGATTTTTTGGGAATCCCACAAACACTTCAACCAACACATTGCTTTTGGTAAATAAATAAGACGCCTTATCTGGCGTCGCAGTTAAATAGCCTTGCGCTAAGTTGGTCGTCATTCTAAATGGCAAAGTGATGGTGAAATCATCAGCCTCATGAGTAGAATTAAGATTCACAGTCCAGTTAATAAAATTCACGCTGTTTCCATCAAGCCTTACAATCGAACGAGGAGCCGAAACCCCTTTAACATTTCCAACGGATTTTGAAACGATCATGGGATCACCAGCCTTAAAAATAAAAAAAGAGCCTATTTGGCACTTACTTTCGTTTCCTATAATCTTGGTTTAATTGTTTGACAGGCCTAGTAAGAATATCAAAATCTGACCAGCCCATATCTTTACGAGTTTTTAAAGTATAAGCTGAAATGTTTAACATATCTGTTTACCACTTTGTACATGTAAATCTTTATGAAGGCATCCACAACTTTTCGTTCGACCTGTTCTTATAGCGTTGGCACGAATTTCTTTTTCGTTTCCGCAACCACATTTACAAAGACAATACTTTGTTTTATGGTTATTCACGTTAATTTTGTCGAAAACATCAAGTATTTTCAATCTACCAAAATTCATACCTATCATATCGCTTTTTATATCAACTCTCATATTTACCCCTCTAAAATTTAAGGAATTATTAGACGTTGGCCAGGTATAATAACTGTATTCTTTAATTTATTGGCTGACATAATTTTGCTGTATTGAGTACCGCTGCCATAGTATTTTTTTGATATCCCCCATAACGTATCTCCCTTTTTCACTACATAAACTCTTTGGGGTGCAGGCTTATTGCTTTTAGGAGGAGTTGTAACTGTTTTATTTCCTGAAGAAGAACCACCATAACTTGAACCGCTTGTCGATGGAGCAGGAGATGCATTCCCCAACACCTCTAATTCAATCGAATAATCAATTGCATAAGGTGAACGATATATTGGTGTAAACTTGACTATGACGACTGAAAGTGATCTAAACGAACTAACTTTAAGGACATAAGAGCCTCCGTTTCGGTACATCTTGTCGATCTGATTAGCCTTGTTTTCAGCTGTATAGTTAAAGGTTCCAGTAAAGGTAATCGGTCCATCAAATGCGCCAAAGGTTTGGATGTCCTTGATACCGCCAGGATATTTATAGACCGATATCATTTGCTCGCTGTTTAATGGGAGCTGGTCAGGGAGATCATCGATATCAAATTTAAAAGTGCCTAATTGAAGTAATCCCATTAGAACGCCCCCATGTTAACAGTGGTTCCAGCATTCATCATCACTCTGCGTGAGGATTTCCCAAGCTTCTTAATAACCATATCCGCTATATCCTCTGCTCGTTGATGTGGATGCGGATGGATATGGATTTCGACTGCTCCACCACCGCCAACTGCTACTCCACTATTACTGTTAAAGGATTGGCTTACACCTTTAGCTAATTTAAGTGTAGATTTGTTAGCCATGCCTGCGTTATTATCAATACCCATGGATAAACCTTGGACAATAAATTTCCCGTGTTCCATAAACACTTTCGAAGGAGAATGAATGCCTAATGCTGATTTGAATGAGGAAGAAATACTTCCAGCAATACCTTTTATGGTGCTACCTATATTCCCAACCATACTTTTAACACCATTAATAAGCCCACTGATGACATCTTTTCCCCATTGGAATGCAGCAGTTGCAAGACCTTTGAAAATATTTCCGATGTCTTTACTAGCCGTAGTTAATAATGTTTTAAAGTCATTCATCGCCTTTTTCCAGTTACCGGTCAATAAATCCAAAGCGACTTTAATTACATTGGTGATAAGGTCCCAATAATATTTAACCACCGGAACTAATACCGTCCAAATTGCTTTAAAAGTTGCACCTATAATTGTTCCAACTGTTTTAATTTCAACCCAAATATTTTCCATGTATAAGGATATTAACTGACTAACGACAGGCCAAACTGTTCGAGTAATCTGCAATACTTGTGGCCAGATGGATTTTACAAAGGAGACTATACCACCCCATGCCGATTTCATTGTGTTCCATACCGATTTCACGGCAGCATTAATGAGTCCGGCAGCTTGCATCAATGTGCTAATTGACTGTTTGCTAAAACCGAGTTTTTGTAGGAGATCGATTCCCTTTCCTCCACCGGTTCCTGTAAAAATCATGAATAAACCTTGAGCTAAATTTTTCAAGTCACTCCATGTTTTTTTGAGAAACGGACCCACGGTTCCCCAGTTTTTATAGATAAGGTATCCTCCTGCTGCTACAGCTGCAATTCCGGCAAGAAGTGGTCCAGATGTTAAGATGGCGCCAAATTTCGTTAATTCTCCTGCTTCTGATGTGAGCTTTAGCATACCAAAAGCACCTTTTAGCATTTTAAATGAGCCAGCAAAAATTTTGACTATGCCTGTTGTGGTTACCATGCCTACTGAAAGAAGAGCAAAATCCCCGATTACTTTTGCGACTCCTGGATGAGCTTCTGAAAATTTCAACATACTGCCTAATAATTTATTAACTTGTGCAATGGCTGGATTCAAGGAAATGGCTAATTGTTGACCAACCCGAAGCATTAAGGACATGCCGTTGGATTTAAGTAAATTTAACTGACCTTCCGGAGTCTTCTGCAAATCTGCGTTAATCTGCTCCATGCTCTTGGTATGACCCAATTGCTTTCGCATTTGTGTTAATTGTTCTAGAGTTGTCTTATTAGCTAAGATACTTGCAGCATTCCCACCATACGACCCAAAAATGTCGTGATAGGCTTGTGTAAGGTCTTTATTGTTCAGTTTCTTACCATCATTTATCATGGTGGTGAGCATTCCGTTAAGATTAACAATTTTCCCGTTCTTATCAAAGAATGGCGAGTTCCCGTTCTTATCTACAAACCCTAACTTTTCCATTGCCGCCCATGCTTTAGGTGTGCCTTTTTTGGTTGGGCCACCGCCAACTAGTCCTGGAATTAACCTCAGAATCATGTCAGCTGCATTGGTACCGCCATGTGAACCAGTCAATCCAACCCTATTAGCTACTGCAGATAATCCAAGAATATCGCTTTGGCTCATTCCCAATGTCTGGGCTTTAGGAGCTAAATAGGTCAAAGTTTGTACGAGTGAACTACTATCCCCCGGTTGCATCATTGAGTATTTATTAAAATCATTCAAAAAGTTTTCGAAGCTTTTTGGGTCATAGTTCTTAAATACGTGAGCCATTTCAATTGCTTGCTGTGTACTTTGAAGAGCATCACTTGATTTATGTTCATACATCTGAACTTCAGCATATTTTGACACAGGTAACAACAAGCTTTGAGCCTGTTTAATATTACTGAATCCACCAGAGGTTAGTTTTTGAGCTATCTGAGAAACTTGCATGTCATTAAACTTAGAAACAGCTGCCGATGTATTCATGACCGCATCGCCGAATGCTTGCATTTGTTTTGTGCTGGCCCCTGTTGAATCTTGAATAACAGTCATGTTTGCTTGGAATTCCCCAGCCTTTTTGACCATTTCGAAAAGCCCGAATGCCCCAAAAGCTCCTGTTGCAAGATTCCCAACCCCCGACATTGCTAAGTCTCGACCTGCCGTATACTCAGCTTGAGCAGCAGCCATATCACGTTGGTATTGAGCCATTCGCATATAGCTGCCTTCCATTGCAGCTATATCTTGCCTTGCCATCCCCGTTTTTTCTAGATCACTCGCTAGACTAGAAAAGGCTTTTTGGTCAGACATTCTATTCAATGATGCATTTAAAGCATCGATCTCCGCTCGGCTTTTACCCATTAGCTTCATTGTATTGTTAAGGCTATTAAACTTACCTTCCGCTGCTGTAATAGAACTGACCATCGACCTTAACGGTCCGGTGAAAAAGTCAAGAGCCTTTATGGAAACGGCTAATTCCATCATTGATCCTTCTGCCATTTCCTCACCGCCTTTCTATAAGGAAAAGAAAAAAAGGACCTATTTATTAGGCCCTTCTAATCTTTTTCCTGTGCTTCCTTAAACAACTCTAAAGCTGCTTTTCGCATGGCGCTCGTCCATGTTTTGGACTCGTTAAATGAAATGTGATAAGTCGCAAGGGATAAACACTCAATAAAGGCTTCTGAATGTTTAAAGGCGTCTATGCGCCTTCTTAAACGTTTCCCTCAGCAGCACCATTTAATTTATTGTATAATTGTTTAATTTTTACCCAATCTTTGCTTTTAAAGCCTGCTGCAAAATCTCGATAAGCAGCATATCCGCGCATTGGTGGAATAGACTTTCCATCAATGTTTGTTATTGTTTTAGCAATCATACAGGATTGATAAATCATCATACCTCCACCATTCATTTGGAACGTATCACCTAGCTCGGCTGATACAGCCATTTCATCAGCGCCAGTGGATTCACGCATTTCTACAACTCTACCATCAGAAAGCTTTACTTGATTATCCGCAAGTTCATCCGTTTTATCTACTAAAACCGTTTGGTCATCAGCTGTATTAAATTGAGTCATACGAATTTCCTCCTACTATCCTCGAATTCTTTTAGAACATGCACCTTTAAAGTTTTCCTTAATTTCATCTTCAGAGTTGGATAAATCTTGAGCGTAGTTGTAAAGAACTGTGTCTGGATAAATCCATGTTTCTATAGAGCCATCAAAGTGAGTAATAGTTTCGGTTACGCGAACACGTGGAGCTGGTTTTCCAGCCAGTAAAGCCTGGTCGATGGTGTCAAAGAAGTTAGCAATTTGGTCATCAATTTTGCCAGTTTTAAAGTCCAGATCCCAGCCTTTATAGATGACCTGCTGACGCTCACCAATTTCTCCAAGTGGATGCCAGGTCTTGATTTCATGCTTTTGAGTAGCTGTACAGCTATCCACCTCTGTAGCAATCACACCTGTGTCTGTATATAGCTCCAATTTCGCAGAGGAGCCAAGAATACGATCTTTAGCCATCGTTTAATCCTCTCCTTTCTTATTGGCCTTGTGCACTTGTGATGATAACACCTGAACCGATTTGCGTACGGAAAATCATAAAACGGTCCATGTTGAGGAGTTTCACCGCATAATCGCAAATCAAGCGATTTTGCGCAATACTGGTATCCGGATTATTTGTTTTGTCGCAAATGATTTTATAGTCCGCAATCATTTTGTCTTGAGCTGAATTTGGCTCTTTCATTGGACGGATTTTATTATCCACTGCCTGAACGACTTGTCTCATTAAATCATCCGTAATCGGCTCATCCACAAATTGACCGCCTACCATAAAGACTGTTTGGTCAATGTAATCCTTCATACGTCGAACATAAAGCTGGTTGCTGACACCTGATTTATCTAAACTGAAACCGCCTCTTACGCCGATTGGTCCTGCTGGAGTTGGAACACCGATAGCATTCACTTGCAAGCCTGCCATCGTTGCTAAATCTTGAGCTCCAATAATTAAACTTGGATCCGCTCCAAGGATGCCATAAACAGTCTTATTACCTGTAGATTTTTGAGGATCTAACTGAGCAAGCAATCCTGCCATATAACCAAGTGGTGATACGGTTGGCGTCGTGCTAGTGATTGGCTCAGCGATTTGTACCCAAGGGTACACCGCAATAGCCCGATCTGAATTATAGGAACTCAATAATGAACTTAAAGTACCAATCGCTGTTCCTTTCGGAAATGTAATCAATGCAATTCGAGGCAGACCGCCGCTTTGCGTCACCGTATTGGCATTGGTAATCAAAGCTGCGTTGACGGTTGGATCACTTTGCCCAGCTGCAACAACAAGGTTAATAGGAGCTGAATCGAGAGCATACAGACCAGTTTTCACGCCACCGGTATTAGCGCCAATGTAATCCGTTGTCGTAGCTCCTGCACCATCTGCGCCACCTGTTAATGTATAAGTACCTGCTTTTGGTGTATTGGTATTAGGAGTGCCTGGAAATGTGCCATAAACTAATTTGGATTGGCCCATTTGAGTGCTGCTTGTACCAAATACAGTTGAAGCAAGAACAGCGCCGGCAATTGGAGTGCCTGGTTGTTGGATCACAAGGTTATCCCAAGATTCCGACTCATCGCCATATTGAAGGTCAATTCTAAAAGTGCCAGTTAAAGTTCCAGCACTAACAACAGCATTCAAGCTATTGGCCCATGTTCCGTTTGTAGCAGCTGTCAAGGTTAAAACAGTTCCCGGAGTGGATTGAGAATCTTTTAATACCACACTTGCTGCCGCAGAAGCATTCGCAGTCTTTCCGTCAATCCTGACCACATACACATTGGCATTTCCCTGTTTAAAAATGCCGCGTGCTTCCAATGTTCCAGTTAAGGCAAGAGCACTATCCACTTCTCCAAACTGCTTGACTAATTGTTGATAGCTGGTCACTAAAACAGGTGTATTTAATGGTCCTCTTGAGAAAGTACCGACTAAGCCGATGTTTCCAGTAGGAGCATCACTGCCGCCCTGTGTAACTGGAACTTCCATAAAATACTGATCATCTACAGTTAATCCATTGAGATTATTGATAAATTGCAATGCTATTCACCCCTTTAGAAAGGTTGTTCATTCATTTGTACAGATGTAGCAAGATAGGCCAACTCCGAATCTAGTACTCTAGCCGAAACTTCAAACGTTAAAGCCCTCTGATAAAAGTTTGTTTCACCAGGAAGATCGTGTTGGCCTTTGTATTTAAAAACGCCTGTTTCCACGCCTGGAATACCGAATGAAAGCTGAGGGTTGTTAACAAAATATTGTTGAATCTGCCAGCCAATATTACTTCTGTCTTCTGGTGTCTTCGTGAAGATGGATAACTGAAGCAAATAAAAAAGCCTCAGTGTTTCTTTATAAACTGTGGCAGTTGGAGCGTTATTTAATAAATCGGTTCCATCTAATTGATCTTGACCATTTAAGGTCACATAAGGGTTTGGGATAGAAGCGTGAACTGTTTCCCTGCTCGCTAAATGTTTGGTAGTATCACTTACTGGTAAAATGGCCAATAGTGGTAAATTTCCATCTACTTGAAAGTATTTTGGATCAGGCCAACCCAAAAGAGTTGTTTTTACTCCGAATGGAGCGACAATCGGCTTGATAGCTTCCTGTATAGATTGTAAAGGATCTTTTTGTGTATTCATGCCATCACCTACCGTTCAGCGTATCAAGCATTGCCTTTCGGAAAGCCATCATAATTTCTGATTGATTTTGATAAAGAGCCGGGCGCAAAAATGGTCTCGGCGGAATCCTTGAAGTCCCAAACTCTTGGTACGTACCTATTTTGTCATTGGTGCCAACGGTTGCTTCCATGACACCGATTTGAACCAAAATGGATCCACGTAATTTACCGCCAGCTCTTCCGCCTGATTTGCTTAGGTAGTGACCAATCAAAGGATCTTCACCACCACCAGCTCTCTCTTTTTGCTTAATCGTAGCCTCCGCTAATGTGGCCCATGCAGGGAACCCACCCACGCCAGGCTGATAGGTACCAAACTTTGTTTTAGCTGTGGACTGAACTTTAACAGCACTTGTTGCCACAGCAGTTTGGGCATTGTTTTTTAATAAAAAAGTCTTTTCTTCTAACTTTGCGGCCAACTCTGCAAACGAAGTAACTCTTTCAACCATCAGTCCACCTCCCTTGCTGCATGGACAAAATTCACCACATCTGTCCCAACAAAAGGCACTGGCTCAATGAAATTGACTTTGTAGGTATGAGAACCATATTTCAACTCGTCACCCGCCAGAAAAATACCGGCAGATGTGATAAGTTTCAACAATTCCTTCGCTTTACCACCAGCCAGTGTAGGAGTCTCATCGATCTTTTGTGATTCGATAATAACATTAGCTGTAAATGACTGAGGTACTAACGGATTTCCGCTTGCATCTATCGGAGTACCAAAAGCATTTCTTGGAGTGCTGTCTGTTACAACGATTCGGCTATAGATAACCGTCACACCAAAACTTCCAGATAAAGCACTGATTTGATCAATAATCTCTTGTGCTCTTCCATCCATTAGCCCATCACCCCGAACGGACGATATCGAACCAGTTGCTCAAACTCATCATAATAAGCTTTAGCCTGTTCCTGCATCCGTTTAGCAACCTCTGAATCGTCGATCTGCAAGCCTTGACCAATTTTATACTTTTGCATTTTCATTCCGCGGTCAATTGCAAGGGTATTTAGTGCTTGACTAGCAGAGGCTAAAGTAACAGCATGGGAATCAATAACCGGTATAGTACACACGGTACTTGAAATTGTATGCATGGCGAAATAATCAAAATTGATAGTCGCCGATTCCATAGGCGCTGGAGAGATCATTAAAGACTGATCTTGATCATAAAACACAAAATCCAACTCATTAAAAGAAGGAGCTGCGTTTAAAGTCGGAAGAACAAAGCCAGCATATTGCCGTAAATCGACTACTTTTATTCCAACCGCCTTATTAAAGCTCTCTCGATCCACCGTTATCCAATCAGTTGGTAAGGTATATTGGTTAACTCCAGACTGCAACGCCAGAGTATATGGTCGCCTTCGTGCTCTAGATCGGGAATAAACCAAGGCTCCAGCCTGAATAAAAGATTGAATCTCGGAATCCTGAAAAATATACGATGCTGCATTATTGTCTCGGATCATCGTCCGGACGTTGGCAACATAGTCAGTGAGGAGCATGAATTATTCCCCCTCTTTTTGCAATTTCTTTTTTCCTTTCGGCTGTTCTTCCACCACATTCTCATGATCCTGGTGGGCATTGCCTTCATAAAAATCAAATGGGCCAATTCGTTGACCAGTTACCGGATGAACGAATGGAGTTTCTCCGTTTTGAATCATCAATATGATCACCTCAATAAAAAAGGCCCCTCGATGTGAGGAGCCTCGTATTATGAAAATCTATTAAACTAGCTTGATAGAACGAGATTTAGGATTGATAATGTTTCCGTTGCTATCAATCGTTTGTGGAGTTGCCATGACGCTGTTTTCACGACCATAGAATACTTTCGCATCCACGATGTTACCAGATGCATCATATTTTGGATATGGTCCTTCAATTTGGTAAGGTGTTTCAATCGCATAACGAGTGGCACCTTTTTGAGTTAACAGGATACGGTTATCGCCAGCTACCCATGGAGCATTGATTCGGGCAAAATTCACACCAGAACGGCTACCGAACATGTTTGAAGTGCCCCCGCCTGATAAGCTGCCAAGATCAGGGCTGTTCAATTTATACCACATAGAAGCATTTTCGATATATTGAGAAGCGTTCAGACTCATAATACCAAGGTTTGGCTTATTGAATCGTGGTGAGCTACCCATTAATTGAGTTTGCGCTGTGATCAATTGAAGTAGAGTATTGTAATATTTATCAGCATCTACCCCGTTTGGTACAGTGGTTGCCCAACGTACAACGTTTGTTACAGCCGAGAAGCTGAATGTTGGAAGGTGAGTTCCATCTACACCAGATGCAGAAGTAAAGTAAACGACTCCGTTTTCAAAATCAACCGCATAAGTGCCTCCTTGAACGTTTCCATTGGCATCTAGGTAACCCATAGTTAAAGCAGAACCACCTACAGTCACAGTAAACGCATTAGAAGTAACGGTTGATACGCTACCGTTAGGCTGAATTTGTTTCTTCGTCCGTGGACGTACGATTGGATTAGATCCTGCAGTTGCATCTGCCCCAGCTCTTAAATTGTATTTATAAGCAACGTTTGTGCCGTTAGAAACTGCTGTAATATTCCCCACTGCAGAACCTACACCTGATGCGACTTCGCTTGCAACCACATTCGGTTGATATTCATCAGAGGCCATGACCATTTCAAGGTAAGCTAGGTTATCCAACTTACGGCGTTTGTCAAAAGAGATATGGTAAATACCGCGAGTGATTGGATCGTATTTAGCTGGACCTGATTTCAATGTATTCACAACATCAGTTGTTAAGCTGATCGCATTTCGTCTCCAAGATGGATTGAAAGACAACCATGCTAGGTTGATTTGGCTCTCCGGAATGCCGGCGCCTTCGCCTACTAGAAGATCAAATTGTCCGGATGCAGGATTCATTGTGGCTGCAGAAGTGAAAGTTTCCACCGGCCAACGTACTTCCGAACCTTCGAATGTTTCAGCAGCCAAGAATTGAAGGGATTCAACATCTTGGAAAGACTGAATCAATAAAGCTTGTTGGATGGTTGGTTGGTTCAATAATTGAGCAGTCGTAACGGATACACTGTCAGTTGCCACCATAGAATCAACCATAGCAGCTGAGTCTTTCATAGCTTCATATCCAACTTGCTTTTCGAATTTACCGATGATTTCATCAATGAATTTTTTGTTATGTTTACGGATGGAAGCATCATGAGAATGACCGAACTCTTCACCCATTCTATCTAAAGAATCTAGAAGCTCGTGCACTTGACGGTTCCAAGGTTTTTCCTCTTTGCCTACTTCAAATCTCACTTGTCCACCTTCTCCCTCGTTAGTTCCGTCAAAACCCATGTTATCAAGGTTAGCATTGGTTGATTTTTTGCTGTAAACATTCACCATGCTATCGATCATAACCTCAGCTTGATTTTTATCTGTAATTTCTTTAATGGAATCAGCCATAAGCGTAATCACTTCATCTGGAAGTTTGGCTTTTAATGCTTCAAACTTAGCATCAGTAAAGGCTTTTACTTCCGCTTTAGCATTTGCCTCTGCCGCTGCTTTTGCTTCTGCGTCTGCTTGAGCTTGTGCAGCATCAAGAGCAGGTTTTGCAACTGCTTCCGCTTGAGCTTTGATTAATTCTTTAAATTCAGGACTATCTTGCATGGCTTTTAGAATATCTTCAAACTTCATTTCTTCCACTCCTTTTTCTTTTTCATCTGTTACTGCATTGGGATCTACTGTTTTAACCATGTTTTGCTTATACTCACGGGCCAGAGAAAATCCGTCCCAGTCAGGATCATTCGGTAATTTACGAAGGCTTTGGCTTGCTACTACGCTTGTTCGGTAACTTTCTTCCGGAATGTACACTTCTTTACAGGATTCACAGGAATAAAAATCTAAATCATTATCCCCATCAGGGTCCTGCGGTGTTAAGGTGGTCCCACATGTCGGGCAATTCGGAACAGTGATCTGTACATCATCAGCCAGCACCTCCGCGACTTGGGAATCAGTAAGTACCTCAATAACTTCACATCCTGGTGTAGCTGGATTCATCACCACGTCATAAGATTGAATATCCAGCTTTGTAGCGACATCTACCATCACGCCATTAATTTGTTTTCTTACACTGTCACCAAGAGCCCGCATAGAAATACCAACTGGCACACCTGCATCGATGAGAGCTTTCAGGTCTCTTCCTTTTGCTGTGTCTAAGATTTCGGCATCTACAAAGACTGTGCCATCCTGCTTGAATTGCTTGTAAATCTTAATGACCGAATTATCAATTTGGGTATCAAACACCACTTGACCTTGTTTCCCCATAAAATGCCGAGGGTGTGGCGATTCCCCAACCATCCGACCTTGTTCAACTAATGAATTGGAACGTTCAATTGCGTCATCCATTACAGGATCTGGATAAAGACGATTATTTGTGTTTACCACATTGGATTGTGTTGCTTTAAAACGCACCCGCGTTTTTCCATCTTCTTTAGAATCTAGCAGGACGGGACGTTCCAAAAGCATATCCGTAAAAACGTTTGGCATAATTCCTCTCCTTTCTTTGAAACCATATAAAAAAGGCGATGCTATTCCATAAGCACCACCTCCTATAAAAGCCTAATGATTGATTTTGCAGGAATGTATTCTACATTTGCTAATGGGATAATTTCGCCTTCTTCAACTTCAGGGAAGCTATCCCCTTTCAACACTAAACCCACAACATATTCATTTTGATTAACATATACTTTTTTTACATCAACATTTTTATCAATATTAAGTAAAGCAAGTATGGCTTCACCCGTAATTTCGATCCTACAAAGTTTTTCAGGCAAGAGCATCACCCCCTATAATTGAACTTTTCTTTTATATTCGTAGAACTCGTTTGAGATATTATCAAAAATACTTTCGACTTGCTGACGTTCTTCAATTGCCAATGGATACTTCTCGACAATATCAATTAATACCTTGGTATAATCCAAAAGCATTTGAAATACTTCTGTATCTTTCACAGAAATAGTCATATTTAACTTTGATGTTTTATTCGCATCATTTACTTTTTCGTAAGTCTTTTCAAAGATATCAGGCTTACATGGGTAAAATTCACCGTTTACACCTTTGATGATGTAATCTCCCTGTGAAATCTGCATATTCCCTTCAAGTGTTTTTATCCAATGCACCGTTTCAGGCCAATTAGAAACAAGGCTGTCACCAACAAATTCTTTTATTTTTTTAACGTTAAAACCATTGAATTGTATGGCTTCAACGACAACAGGCTTTTTACGATATTTAGCCATTTTTTCACCTACTTTCAATCAGCACTTGAAATTGTGCACCTGCAGTTCGGGTGCGAAGGTACTGCCGGCGCATCTGCAATGTTGAACACTTTATCGTTGTTACTAGCACATTTAGGACAAGTTCTGTTATCCATGACCGCCATATAACGAACCTGCGTCACACCGGCTTGGGTATAGGCATCGAGCGATGATTGGTTGTATGCCATACTTATTTCTGTTCTCGATATCATTTCAGCCCGCCAATCAGGAATATCCATTACAGACTGAATTCGCTCCATCATTTGAGAAGTGCTTTCTCCATTCGTATACGCTTCGGATAACTGCTTACCCAGCATCTGACGAGTGGTTTCCTCAATACCTTTGATTCGTGTACCTGCATTCTGTTCTAAATCCTCTTTTACACCCGAATGCACAAAATCAAAGCTAATGCCCACTCCTGGCTGTTTAGCTGCTTCAGCAAAAGCAAATAATCCTGCCGCGTTATAAGCGTTGATGATGCTGTTTTGGAACGAGTAAGTGTTATCATCCTCAACCGTCCGCCAAGCTTCATCAAAGGCTTTTAGAATCTTTTGATCCACTAAGGTATGGATGTTGACCTTCTTTTTGTCATCAGTCAAACAATGAGAACAAGTACAGCCCTCATCCTTATGTTCCAGCGCAATAGTCAATTCATTAAGATAAATCGGTGTCACGCTGTCATGGATCGGTCTTAGCTTTTCAATCTCTTTAAGTTTCGCCTCCAAACCATCCTTTTTCATTTGCTTAAAAACCGCTTTGAAAAAAGAGCGAATATCATTGGCGAGGGACTTTTCTATTTGCCCGATTTTTTTGGAGTGTAGAGGATTGGCTTTTGTTTTACTGTCTGTTGTTGCTTTACCAGGTCCTGTCATGGTAGAGCGATTGGTGTTAGTGGTCGTTGGCTTAACTGGATTAATAGCAGTCGCTTCGATTGCTTGCTCTTTTTTCGCTTCATCCATTTCCTCTTTGATGGCTTCAATCTCCGCATCGATGGCTTCTTGATTTTCTAAGCCGATATCACGGCCCATATACTCAAGTGCAAATCTTCTCGATACCAATGGATCCGGTTGAGAAGAACGTAATTTAATCATACGGTCCACTTTCTTATCCACTGTATCTTCGCCATTTTCAGACCATAAGAAGTTCAAATCTACTAAACTAGGATCAATGCCATTGAGGTTTAATTCTAGCTCGAATAAGGCACGTAAGCCACTGAATGGGCTATCATCACCGTACTCCAGTAAATCCCTTAACTCTTGCGTATCCTCTTCAAACTGTTTCTTTTGGTCCTCCACAATGTCACGGTTTACGTTTTTACCGAAACCTAACAAATGGAGAGGAACGCCTGTGCCGATCATATATATTTCCTGCAAATGTTCAACGTCCTTGATATGGTCTAAATGGGCATCGCCGTTTAAATCTTTGATGTCCGTTAATCCATTACCAAAGAAATCGGTTGTAGCAGCCGCAACTTTCGGATTGTCCAGCTTATTTTCTTCTTTATAAGTCTTAACATCTGACCATTCACCAGGATTGTCTTTTGTCCCTACGCTATGTAAGCGCCTTGGCACTGCTCTCGTCCGTCTTCTAACAACCAAATCCTCTTCTGTCATGGTTAGTTTTTTCCAAAACGAAAGACATGTCATGTACTTAGAATTTCCGTACAACTGGCCTGCCTCATGATCATGGCGTATATGGTTAATGGAGTACAAAGGGAAATGTGTTAGTATTTCCCTTGATATCGGGTCAATCTGGCGGAATGCATCCTTTATATCTGTGAATCGTCCTGTAATATCTTCGTTCCGTTGCATCGTTATAGCCGGAAGGTTTTTAACATCTTGAATCCTCATTTTGGATAAGTCGATGATCGGGTTTAGATACAACTCACCATCTTTCAGCAAAGAACGGGTCCAAGGAAGTAACTTGGAATTAAGCTGTACCCTTTTCAAGAAATCATCCAATATTTCCTGCGCTATTTGTTCTAATTTCTCGCTCACAACCGATGAAACCTTAACCGATAATCCTCTTCGAACGGTAGTCCTTGCGAAAACATGATTAGCTCGTTTTAAACGAGTGTCAGCCTTCATCATTTGGTCAATATCCTGTAAAAGATAGACTTTTTCCCAGTTTAAGCGGAATACATCATAATCAAAGAGTGTAGGAGATGTTTTGGAAACATTCCCGTGGTCAGTGTGATTATTTGACTTATTGGCCCCTTCTGGAAGCCAGTTAATGAAGGTGGTTAGGATGTTTCGAATCCCGTTTGCGAATTTTCCCATGGCGAACCTCCTTTCGAATGAATATAGACAAATAAATATTCAACATAAGTTCGTAAAATAAAATTTTGGTGTAATTAAACAATAATTAATTTATTGATTTATCAATGTTTGTTCAGTTATTTCCACATTTTAAAATACAAAAAATATACATTGCTATTTTGGCACGCTTTAATCACTTGTAGAAGTGATTATTTCCCAGAATCCATGCATACTTTTGGCATTGGACGCTTAATCGATTGATGAAGGAGATATTTAATACGATCTTCAATAAATTCTTCTGTTGTTTTACCTGATTGGTTATTGATATTCACAGTAATTGTGTCTGGACTGAACATCCCTAACTCTTTTTCGATTTCCTCACAAACCCTCATTTTCCTTTTGGTTAGTGCAGCTTCTGTATCCATTTGTACCATTACACCATTTAATAAATGGAAATACGCAAATAAACCTTCTAACCTCTCCACTATTTCAACCCCGTTCTATAAATTATCAAAATAACTACCACTCATAATGTCATCGTAAGTTGTAATGACTGGCTCAGATGTAACCACATCTTTATTTAGTTCTAATTCGTTATAAATTCCGTACCTAAGTGCATCGAGGCTGTGATCATTCTCTTTCAAAGGCTTGTCCTCGCCTCGTTTAGCTGCTTTTTCATCCCAAACATAAGAGGCGAATTCTTTCCTTGTATTCATGCAACTTTCATGGACAAATAGTTGATTGTTGCTTAAACGTTTCGCGACTGACCGAATGCCGTTTAAAACATCATTGTCTGCCTTTCGCACCTTGATAATGTTTCTTTTTTGTATCTCAGCAATGAACGAGGAAGCTGACGGATCCACATACATATGCTTGGCTTTTGTATCCTTCAAAAACTTTTCGAGATCGTCAGCATATTGACTGTCTGTTTTTTGAATCCCTTTGTTACGACCGTCATAGTAATACTCTTTGACGATGTAAACCGTTTCTCCTTTTCTTCCCAATAAAAGAAACACGCAAGGATTTTGCGTGCCATAGTCACATGTAACATAATAGTAATCGCATTCCGGAATGGTTTGAACTACATGAGGATCATCACGGAACATGTCATAAATGATACCTTCTGCAAGCACCCAAAGCCCTAAAATAAATCGTTGGTAGAAAACTCCGCTGTACATCCGCTTGTATCGGTCTTTTACTCTTTCCGACAATGATAAGTTGTCATCCATTGTAAAATGCAGCTGAGTAAGCTTCTTTTCTTTCAGCTTGTCTAGATATTCAAGTTTAAACCAATGATAAGGACCTTCTGGGTTACAGTTAAACCAAAACTTCGCGCCTTCCACTGAACAACGGGCAGTAGCTTGGTTCACGAATGATTGAGGCATTAAAGCTACCTCATCGAAAAACATTCCCGCCAGTGTAATACCTTGGATAAGGTCCTGTGAGGATTCATCTCTTCCACCAAAGATATAAATATAATTGGTGGTGCCTTTATAGGAAATAGTCAGGAAATTATCTGCACGATGGTCTTTTACTCTATATCCGCGAGACTTTAGCATCCGCTTCAACGGAGTCAAAACATTCCGCCTGAATGAACCAATGGTTTTCCCAGACATGCCGAGATTTTCGTCTTTGAACGTTTCCATGGCCCACATGATATAGGAAAGGGACATCACGACGGTCTTTCCTGCACGAACCGAACCATCGCATATAATGCCATCTTTATCTTTAACTGGTGAACCATCACGCCACCAGGTTAAGACTTGCATTTGTTTTTTAGAAAATGGTTGAAAAGTAAATGGGGCCGGTTTAAGCTTTGTCATCTCCCCACACCTCGCTAACCTTTCCATTTAAAGCATCTAGGAAGCCATCGTCTTCAAATTCTTCCTCTGGATCACCTTTAACGCGAGCAATTTCAGCTTTTGTCTTTTCGATACCCATTTGCATTTGCTCCAGCTTCAATCGACGCTCATCATCTTCATGCGCCAATTCGTTAAACTGTTTTATTAGGCTTCTTAATTCGCTCATGGCTCTTGATTGAGCGTTAAGGAAAGTAGCATGTTTATCCCAAGCAAACTGGATTTCATACTCCGTTTCTTCACCATTCATGCTGGACTTTTCTTTTTTGATTTCTCTAGTCATATCATCCTGATCTCGAACAAACATGATCTGTTGCGCTCGGATGATGGCAGCATATTGAATTTGAATCTGATCCCAGATTAAATCTGCCGTGGAACGCTCATTCATACTCTCCATGATTTCTAATGTTTCAGCAGGAAGGAACTTGGCAAAGAAACCGTGCTTCACAGCGGCTTGGTTTCGTTTTGTAAACTTCTTAACCGGATTAGGGTTCCCGCCTCTATTTATTGGCTTTTTGGAGGTTGCATCCTTTTGTATAGTTGCAACTTTTTTATTTTTGGTTGCATCCTTTTTCGGTGAACCTCTAGACCATCCCTCACGACTTTTCCGGCTTTTTAATGTGCCAATTTTTACATCATACTTTTCAGCAAGTGCATTTAATGTAATGTCAGAGGATTCATATTCTTTTCTTATTTCATCCCAATTCACTACATGCACCTCGCCTCCTAAAAGCACCTTTAAAAACGCTTATTAATACCCAATCTCTAACGCAAATACACCTAGAAATAATTCAATATATCTTTCATCAGTATTCAAATTAATTCCAACCATAAACGCCGAACTTGCTTTCGTCCACATAACATAACCTGCGATGTATTTCATTTTCTTCTCAACGCCCCATTATGACGTGTGTAAACATCGCGGTGAATCCCCATCAAGTCCTCTAAATCTTTTCTACTAAGTTTCGATTCACTCACTTTTACCGCTCTTTTCTTAGGTGACTTACTTTGCTGTTTGTTTTTCTCTTCCATAAGTCATCACCTCTATCATATTCACTCTAAACTACGCCCATACTTTAAGGAAGGTTGCGACCCTTGCGGCGTGACTTAAAGGCTTACTGGACACAGTTTGCAATGAACACAAAAAAAGCACTCTTTAAAGGAGTGCTAGTTGCTGTATCTTATCTTTATAACCAAGATATTTCAAAATCTTTTTTTCTTGTTTTTTGGAATAAAAATATCTCAATGGATACCAAATAAAAAAATCCCTATTGAGTTTACTTATATTGCAACTAATACAAGAAGGTAAAATGTTATACTTTGAAGTTTCTCCACCTTTGGATACTGGGATAAAATGATCTTTCGTCAATTTATCTGCTGCTTTTTGACAATATGCACATTTATGCGAAAAATAATTTAGGCAACTTTCCCAATCTTTGTCCGAAAAAACATCTGGTTTTGAAGCCTTTAATTTTTCGTTTAATTCTTCAATTAATTTCAAATTGGGGTTTTTTCTTTTTTTAGCTTTATATTTTTTGTCACGAATCTTAATTATTTCTTTATGTGTAGCTCTATATTTAGCAGCATAAATATTTTTGCAATTCTTGCACATGCCATAAAAACCATCGGGTGACCTTTTGTTTATACTGAAAAAATCATTAGTTAATGGCAGTTTCTTAAAACAAGTATTGCATATTTTCTTTTTCACTTTAGATGTGCTATTATTCAATAGTAATCAACTCCTATATAGTTGGTTTCCATGCTCTTGGGTGTTCCAGCACCGCAAGAGCTTTTCTTATACACATTATACCAAACATCAGTTCTAAAATCCATTAAAAACGTTGATATATCAATGTTTTTACATAAAAAAGACAGCACTGTTTCCACCAAAACAGTACCGTCTCTTTAATAAGACAACTGAAGATCGAAATATGCTAGATTATCGCAAATTCTTGCCAGGAAATGTTTCCGCATTTCCCAAAGAATAGAACCCGCAAGGGTGAAATCCTTCCACGCCGATTCCTACCTCCCATTTTACACTACAATTTTTTCGCCGTGCAAAATTTTACTAAAAGTCACATTAGTGTTGAGTTGTGCCTTTATCTCCTGTCTTAGGTTATCGACGAAATTACGTGAAATATCTAAATGATCAGCTATTTCTTGTCTTGTCATTCCACTTAACAAACAATCATAAACTATTTTAAGAATCTCCCTGTTTAGAAAATCCCCCGCACTTTCAATTGCAAAAACTTTTCTCTGGTACTCTTCTAATCTCTTAAGATTTTTCTGTTCCCTGATATCCATATCTCTTAATTCTTCTTGGCTTTTTCCGGAGCTTCCTTTAGGCAGTGTAGCTTCTATTCCATATTGAGCAACTCCCCATGAGCGCATTGGAATGGCCTGACCAAAAAGAATCTTTTGCAGCCGTTCAATTTCTCTTTTCATCATACGGTAATCACGAATTAACTCATTTATATCAATTAGCTTCATCCAATCTGCCTCCTGTTTGATAGCTTATTATCTGTTCCAAATCATCAAACAGCCTACTCCATAGTTATACTCTTTCACATCGCTTGCTTTCGCCCATCCACGGGATTCATGATCCAGAATAACTTTCTTTAGATTCCCTTCACTCAGGGCATAAACGATTTTCTTAAGTTGTTTCGGGTGATCTTGCTTCCAACTCCCCATGGTTTCACCTCGATTATTTCGCAAAAAGAATTTTAATTTCATTTTCCGCTTCAGCTGTTCTTCCTCGACGATATCCTTCAATCAGTAAATGCCGTTCATGATCATCTAATTGGCGTTGCCATTCTTGTTCAACATCGTAAACGACTTCATTGTAATAAATCTGTGCATATTCTAGAGGTTTTCTCATGATATACCTCCTTCATCCTTGTTTAATTTTTTTTAAACATTGGATAGCTTTGTCACTTCTTCGGAATAAATCGGCTATATATAGACTTTGCGCTCGCTTAATTCTCATGAATTCCACAACCTTTTATCGTTATAACGAATAATTTCCAAGGATTGGATTATAATAATTGTAGCCCCCTACATTTTGAAATATGTGACAAGGTCCATCCCTGCCCTCCAGGAAGGATGGACTTAAAATCATTTAATTTCCTCCTTTTTCTTAATTTCATCAATGTGGGCATTTATATCTTTTAATTGCACTTTTAAATATTCAACTCTTCCTTTTGCAGTTCTTAAATCCCATTCCAAATCATCAATTAAATCATGCTTTTCCATAATTTCTTTTTGAATTTTTGATACTGCCTCATTTAAAACAGAAAGTACATTATCTTTTTCGTTCATTTCACAAACTCCTTTCCGTACTCTTTTTTTCAAAGACGTTAGTCTTCATAGATCTGTTCAATGCAATCATGATATTTCTTTCGACTATGTTTACGATAAAACTCTCTTCCCGCCCTAAATTCGTTTTTCGCTTCTATTTTCCAAAGCTGATTTTCATTGGCAAATCGATTGTAGTAAAGGACAGTGTATCTTTTTAATCTAGCATTATTAGGTATTTGACCGACATCTTCAATTACTGCAATTCTGTATCCATCAACTTCTAATATTTCATGAACATGTAGGGAAGCCCACCATAAACCTTCTTCCTCTAATTGATCTTCAAACTTTTTAAAAGCCTTTTCTTCTGTTTCAGCTACAACTAAAAGGCATGGTTCACAGTCCATAGAGACTGCAGTACAAAACCATAATTTCATTTCTTCACTCCTTTCCTGCACACTTTCCTCGAAGTGTTCATCAACCATTTATAACCTCTAGGGCTGAAATGTCTTTAACAGCAAAGTCACGGATTGCCATTTTATCTAAATCAAATCCTTTAATGAAACACTGATAATCAGGATGATACTCTGTTTTGCCAAAGAAAAACCCTTTAACGAAAGCTTTTCTTACCGTTACAACATCCTTCCAATTTTTATATCTAAAACGGATTAAATCTCCTTCTTTTACATCTTCATAAAACTGTTCCATAATATCTTCCTTTCGGCATACTTTGTTTAAAGGGTTACGTTAACCATTCATCAAAATATCTTTGATTCTTTTGAAATGACGGTCTATACTACTAGGTTCGCTTGGGTTTACTTTTTCGTGCAATATCGTTAATTCATACAACGCGACGTTAATTTTTTCTTGCTGTTCTTCAATCTTATCGAATACCGGTTTTAAAAACTTTTTATAATGTCTTTCATCTAAGTCCAAGCCAAACTTAACTAGCGTTTCAATATGATTTTTAGACTCTTCAAATGTGGGTATTTTATCGTTCATTTTCAAAAACTCCTTTCAGCATAATAACTTTCTAGGCTTCATTAAATCTCAGCCATTCCTGTACTTCTTTATCCGTCTGCCGAATTTCATCAGCACGATATTTAAACTCCAAATCTTCCTTATCCATAAAATAAAGCGGCCCGAACTTTTTCCGATAAACTTCTTTCCAATGCCTTAACAAGCTGTTATCCGCATGAATTTTCTTATGACAGGAATTACAAACCAACATTGCATTAGTGAAAACGCCTCTCCCTTTTCCAGATCCGCGAGGTTCTACATGATGACAATGAATCCCCTTTCCACCGCACATTTGACAAGTATAGTTATAGTACTCTTTTACTTTATCCCTGACCATCTTAGAGAATTTACTGCGATCTCCACGTTTTTTCGCTTTGCGACTATGCTTCGTTTTTGGAACTGGATGAAATTCGTTTGATAAATCAATCGACATACTTCCATCTCCTCTCACTATTTGCCAAACCGATGATCAAATCCACTGTGATGTCCTCGTAAGGCGACTATTCTTGTGCCACTTCAACAATCACGTACTTTCTTCCGCAAATACAATAAACTTCAGTAACATCACTTAAATCAAGTTCCAAATAGTTACCGCATTTACAACTCAATGTTTTTTTCCTCCTTGATCCCGAACTTATTCATAAAATGCTGCCTGATTTTAGCTGCAGTGGCTTCCCCAATACCTGGCCATTCCTCCAAGCCTTCAAGCAAAGTCACCAGGCATTCAATATCAGATTCTCGTTGTTCTTTTGCTCCAGCATTAAATCCGCGGTCAAATATCAATTTTTCCGTAAGTTTCAAATCCAGTTGAAAATTCACCTTTGGTTTGATATCCCTTTTCATTTTTCTGAGCGATCCCATGATCTTCTACCATCCTTGTAACCTTTTTGGTATTGTCTTGCAGAAAATAAAGCGCATGTACAAAAGCCAATCATGGTCCCAATTACTAAGCTAAAGAACCACATGAACCTCATCCTTTTATCCGTGGAATTTTTTCGCCACCTAATCGTTTGCAGTCAGCTCCATGATGACTTGAACACTTTCTATACAACCTACATTTCGTTAAGCAAACCGCCCGTTTATCTTCCTGTATTATCCAAGGTGCTCGGTCGTCTGCGATGATGACCTGAGCCTGCATGATTTCACCCCTTTAAAATTCCAGATTGGACAAACAACTGCCGCCAGCACTTTTTTAAGTGATCTTTTTGACGTTCCTTAACTGTCCTTTTTAATCTTCTTTTTTGTTTGACCTTGTTCCCCATTCACTTCATCCTCCAGTTCCCAAATTTCAACTCCGATACCAGGATTAAACGAATAAACTTTCTTACTATGAACCTCGCAAACTTGGTTATCATCTTTCCAAACTATCTTATTGAAACTATCAAATAGACCTTTGACCATATTGTCGATATCGGGTTTAGACCTATGAATAGCCCCATTCATGCGTTCTTTCTTCTTTCCGCTCCAACTACTCGGCATAGGCATATAAAACGTAATATCTGCCAAGATTGGGCTGTTTGTCGGTGATTTAATGTGTTGTTTTACTAAAAGGGCTATATGCTGTTTGTATGTACGGTATCTCATAGCCCTTTTATCCATAAATTTTTGTTTTTGAGTTGTTCTTACAGCTCCCATCGGTTCAATGGGAATGAATAGTTTTATCATTTTTTGAATCTCCTAGCTGATAGTCTTCCAGTGACAATTGACCTTCTGGTGGCTCATTTTCTAATTTCTTGATCTTTACTTCGCATACCGGACCAATGCCTTTAGCGATACTTTTTGCGCTTTTTAGAGGCCGATTGCAAACCGGACAAATCATTGGTTTTCCTCCAGTTTCTCATTGTTTTCCCAGTAAGCTTTTCGAGTACGTTCCCTATTACACGTCTTACAATTTCTTTTACCTCGGTTAGAAGTATAAGTATTTTCTTCGGTGTATTCATGACCATGAGGACAATGAGTTTTTAACTTATTCTGCATTCCAGCTAATCCTCTACGAACGTTTTCTCTATTTGTTACAGGCTCTAAATGGTCAGGGTTAACACAAAGTGGATTTCTGCAAAGATGATCTAAAACCAATCCAGGTGGAATTTCACCTTTAATGAGTTCATAAGCAAACCTATGTGGTCTAAACCATTTGTTTTCTATAACAAAAGCGCCATATCCATCACTTCGTTTTATACCAGTCCAATTCCAACATGAATCTGTTTTTTTAACCTTTTTCCAAAAACGGTCCACTATTTAACACCCACTTTCTTTTCGACCATTTTAGTCAGATTGTCAATAATGGTAACAAGATCCCGCTTTTGGCGCTTTTCCCGCTTCCTTTTCTGGCGCTTATTCATCAATACACTCCAGAATTCTGTCGAGAATGATTTACTGAATTCTTTTTGCAATATGCTTCCTCTATTTCTTCCCAATCGAAGCCCAACATCTCGCCTAACCCCAAATAAGCCGAAAACGCTGCACTGTAAGCCTGACTTGAAAAAGCAATTCGCAAAATCGAGAATGCGTTGTATAATCCCAGGAACTGCTCGGTTAAGTTTTCTAGTTTAATAGGTTCCAAACCGAATTTTTCCACTTTCATTTCTAAACCTAGTGACAGAAGGAAGTGAATACCATCAACAAACTCCTCTAAAACCACTTTCTTTTCACTTGCCGGCTTATTACTCCAGAATTTGAAGCAGCGTGTTTCATTTGCCAGCTCCCCAAGTTCCACAAGTAATGCCAAGACTTTTTCAGATTTCCGCGACTTTCCTTCTTCCCTTGGATGCTCTTTTTCAATATGCTGATCGAGTTCTTGCTGCATTTGAAATAATTTATTAAGATTCAATTTTTATACCTCCATCGCTCATTTGCTGGAATTTTAGGTGTTGTTATCGCTGATTCAACGTCCCATCCATGATGAATAATCCGAAGCCTTAAAGTGTTTTTATCAATTCCATTTGATACCGCTATTTTCAATTGTTCATCCGTAACGTTTAATGGTTTATAACTTGAAACTCCTAATAAACCGTGTTCTTTTTTTAATTTATACAGTGAGTTATGGCCGACATAGAATAGTCTAGCAACTTGCATATCTGTTTTACCCTCTGCCTTTAATGCCAAATATCGCTCCTTAAAGTTTTCAATTACCATGTGTCACTTCAACCCCCGCTTCCTCGCATAAATTTCGTTTTTTCTGGCAAGATGGATCAAAGCCACAAGGATCTCGTCTGGATCTCTCCGGAAGCGTTCCGCCATATCAGCGACACTCATTCCCTTTTTCCATAGGTTTTTCATCTCGATAAGTTCAGGCTCATCATAAAAGAAATTGAGGTCGTCACAGACAATCACTCTATTTAACCTAGCCGGTCGATACGATTTTTCTTTTGTGTCTAGGCAATCAGCCAAAGTTTCTCACCTCTTAAAACCATTTATTTGATTCGGACTGAACATCCATTTCTTTGAAGCTTGCTAACACTAATTCATATTTAAGCGATTCATAATCTAACTCGGTTATGGGATCTCCCTCTTGTGAGTGTGTCACGCCTAATTTTCTAAGCTTGTCCAGTACAAATTTGTGTTTAAGTTCTTGGTGAAGTTGATTCGTGCTTGCAGCCATTTTCTTCACCTCTAATGGATAAAATGTTCGTAGTGTGCATCAAAAATGGATATCTTCAATTCTGAACATTGTTCGGATTTTCTCCACTTTAGTTTCATTGGCATAATCACTGTTAATAATTTCTTGCACTCTTTCTGTCCAGTAATCTGTACAATCCTTAAAAGCTTTTGTTCTGCTGTCCTGTGCAACTTTACTTTTCAGCAAACCAATAACATCAGGCAATAATTCTTCTGCATTGTGCGTATCTAAGTAAACGTGTTTACCCATTTTCACCTCTCCTTTTGTATCGCCATATGGTTCTTTGCTCCACATCATTTGCCATAAGCTAATTCTCTTAATCTCGCATTCTCTGCGATCAAACTAAGATTTTCCTCATACACTTCAAACTTTGTATTATTTTTCAAATTTCGAATTTCTGAATCTGCTTTTTTCAGCCTTTCTAGGAGAAGGATTTCTTGGAGTTTGAAATGGTTTATTTCTTCTCTTAATTGTTCACTTTCTTTCTGCAATAGTTCGATCAAGGTGTCTGTTTCTGCGATGGACTCATTGAGGAAGGCAAATTCTTGTTGTTGACGCTCAACTCTATCCACCAAATCACCGATAGTTATTAACCAACTTTTATGCGTATAATCTTTCCCCATCACTTGATTAACTCTTATTAACATTTCATCTTGAGTCATTGAGCATCCCTCCTATATCCACAATTTGACTAACTGCCGCAGGGCAATGTTTTCGAGATCAAGGTTGATATTTTCATTCTGCAATTTCAATATTTCATGGTGCAGGCTGCTGGTTTCCGCTCGCAAGCAAGATACCTCTTCTTCAATATCGTCACAGGCAGCACTCACATGTTCATATTTTTCAACCGTTGCTTTCAGCTTTTCGATTAATTCATCCCTTTCAATTATCTGAATGTTAGCGCTGGTTAAGTCCTTTCTCAGCACCTCGATTAAACGCTCATATTCGGCTGATTTGCTTTCTTTTTCTTTTGGAGTATTATCGGACTCGGATGTTTCTTTCTTGGCTTTATTTGGCTGATCTTTGCTAATTCCCCACTTTTTTTTCAATGCCGGCAGATAAGTTGGGGGCATCTTTTTAATGTGAGCAATCTCTTTATCTGATTTCCCTTGAGCTTTTAAATCCTGGTATTCTTCAAGTGTGATCTTTGCCATATCATCTTCTCCTCGCATTCGTTCTTTTTTGGTTAATCCCCAGTGACTAAGGATTTCTTGAAATTCAAGATTACTCATTTTCAAGTGTTTTCTTATTTCATTTGCTGTTAGCCCTCTATGCAGGAGCATAGAAATCTCGCTTTTAGTTAGGTCCTGACCTTTGGCTAATATGTGTGAATACTTATCTGCTGGATCACGTTCTAACTTTTGCCGCAGCTGCATAATTTCTTTACAGAGGGGACAACCATTACACTTTTCAAAGCTATCCCCATGCTGATCGATTAAATCAATGATTCTAAGCCGAATCTGTTTCATGGACATGTATGGATGGTCACGTCCTCCCTTTTACAACGTTTTAAAATCTCCTCCAGCTCTGATCGCCATTGTTCATCAGGAATAGGTGTACAATTTTCACACCCTTTTATCCGAAAGCCGTAACCAATAGCTTCATGAACGACATGGGTTCCGTTGCATAATTGGCACATGCGTTAAACACCCGCCAATCTATGATTAAGTACTTTCCGTTCACCTTTAATCACAACCGTATAATCCTTGCACATTTGAAAAATCCGAGTACCTAACGCCTCATCAATGTCACACAGCTCGTCCACTGTTTTTTCACTCGATACCATAATCGGCTTATGATTCAGATACCTATAATTAATTACTGCAAACATTTGCTCAATCTGAAAATCAGTTGGGCGTGTTCTGCCTTTGAAAAGATCATCTATGAAAAGCACGCCGATCCGTTTCATTTTTGTAAGTTTTTCTTCCAGTAATTCGAAGTCATTTTTCAGATCATTAAACCCTTCCACAAAAGGGAAATATAAAACGCTGATTTGCTTTTTGATAATCAGGTTATTAGCCAATGCCGTCAGTAAATGGGTTTTACCGGCTCCTGGCTGTCCTAAAAGGCTTATACTGTTGCATCGTTGATCTTTTATCTGATCGAAGGCTTTGTAATAATCGACTGCACACTGATGAGCGTTTTTAATCGGTTCTAGCTTGCCGTCCAATATGAAGTTACCGAATGTCATATTCTTAAACTCATCTGTGATTTCACTGAATTTCAGAAGGTGCTCTGATTGTCGTTTTTTTGAGCATACACAGTCTTTTATGAATTCAACGAACTTAGGTGTACCGTCCGCCCAAACCTTCTGCGTGCCGTCAGGATAAAGGTCTGGGACGTTTTCTAAAATGAATCCTTTGTCTTTGCATTTTGTGCAATCGTAGCTGCTAATATCTTCCGACTTTGTTTCCAAAGACGTTGAATGGTTCTTTTGCGTTTTGGCTTGTAGATCTGCCATTACTTCGGCGATGCTGTGGAACCGTTTTTCCATTGGTATCCTCCTTCTCCAAGTCTTTTGGAGTTTTATAACCTTTGCTCTTCCAATCTACTAATTTTTTATAGACATATTTCCATGTCTTGCCGTTTCCGCGTGCGGTATCTTTGATGGCCTCTACAATCATTTCCTCCGGATCTCCAAATCCAAAGTTGTCGATAATGTCAGAAATGTCTTCCCGAAGAAAAGCTGTTATGTTTTTTGAATCGAGGATTTCACTTTTTTCTAAAATGTCTAAAATACGTTCCAATGTGTTACCCTCCTCTGTATCTTTATTTAAGTTTTTATTTAAATAATTTATTTCTTGGTCAGTTATTTGGCTTACTCCAGAGTCAGTTATTTGGCTTACTCTGGAGTAAGCTATTTGGCTTACAGTAAGTTTTTTAGCTGACTCTAATTCCCATGAATCATAGTTCTTATTAAAGGCAATTTTTCGTGATTTAATGTTTGTGGATTTTTCTGTAATTACGATGATTTTCATTTCAATCAGCTTATCTAAATCTTTCTTTACACTTTGCTTGTGAGCTCCGACAGCTTCTGCAAGAAAAGTTAATGACATATCGTGATCTATACGGTTAAAACCATAGGTATATCTCCAAACAGCCATTATTATTTTGAATTGGGTTGGACTCAGCTTTAGTTTCATGGTTACTTCTAAAATTTCATGAGCTATTTTTGTATAACCATGTTCTAATTGAACATCTGCCAAGTCCATCACCCCCTTTATCAATCAACCGGAAAATGATCTGTCATGTATTTTTCTTCTAATCCCGTAACAGTTTCAATAAGTTGATATGTTTGATATACGCAACTTGCTGAGTCTTCCCAAATTTCTGAACCAGTAAATCGAATGGTTCTATATCCGGCGCTTTGAAGATTCCTATCTCTCGACTTATCTCTTTTGGCTTGCGCCTTGGTCTTTTCATGAAAATTATGACCATCGCATTCAACTATAAAATCGAATTCATTTCCTAGTGCATAAACTTCAATAAGAAAGTCTGGTCTATATTTCTTCCCTCGATATTCAATTTCTTTTTGAATGAAGATAGATATAGTTACATCAGAATCGATATATCGAAACTGAGATTCGTAATGAGGTAACCAATCCAATAAATGTAAACAGAAAAGTTTTTCAACCGGTGATTCGCAATTCCTGATTGAATTAAGAAGATAAATTTCCTGCTTACAGAGCATTTCTTTGATTTCTTCTAAAACTCTTGGCTCAACTGATTTTTTAACTTTTTCAGCAGTTGATTGAAGATAATGATTGACTTTTGATTTCGCCATTTTCTCCACTTCCCTAGAGGTACTTATTTTCTTGAAGGTATTTTTTCATCACATCATTTACAAACTTGCTAATCATCCGTGGTCCAATTTCCTTTGCAACTGATTCGATTGCTTCCCTAACCTCTGGCTCAAAGTAAATACCGTACACCTTTTTACCTACACGGTTTTGGTTTTTATAGTTATTTTTCAGTTCTTCAACGACATCTTCTTTTGAATTATCGTTATCTTGAACAAAAACTTCGATTTTCTTTAGTTTGTTCATTTGAATTTCTCCTTTACTTGGAATAAAACTTGTCTGTTGTGATATATTAATAGTGATTAGTTTTTTCAGTGCCTAATAGGTGTTGGTCGCACCTATGCTATGGCTCTCTGTTCACGGCAGAGGGCTTAATTGTTTTCCAAAAACTCAATGACTTCTTCTAAATTTGCAGCTACTTCTTTGGATGCAAATTTCATGGAATTTTTCAGGAGCTTTATAGCATTTTCTCTTTCTTCAGCAGCTCGGTATGGTTTTAAAACCACTCCTTCGTTGCTCACAAATATTTCCATGGCTTGTCCTGTTTTCCAGCCTTGAGCATCACGAATCTCCTTTGGAATAACTAAACGACCTAATTCATCGAATTTACGAATATTGCCAGTTGCTTTCATCAAAATCTCTCCCTTTTAATTTTTAGTTTTTTTAGATGACATTTTTATCTTTCTTAAGGACCATATAGACGCACATTTTTCGCACCAATATTCACCTAATGACTCACCTACAACGTATTGATCTTTATCTGTATTGATTGCAGCATCGCAACAAACACAGTGTCTTTTCCTCCTCCTTTCAGCTTTCATATCTCCTATGATGACTCCGATGATTAACGTGACGAACGGATAAATGAGTAAAGAAACAATCATCCCAGATGGCATTGAGCCTCCTCCTTATTGTTCAGCATTTTATCAGCTACCCTTACCGCATCTTCTAGTCCATTTGTCAAAGAAAAATATTGAGGAGCTGTTAACGACTTTAACCCATGCTTATCTATGTAGTTATTAATCTTTGCTGTAAGATTGGTATTAAATGCCGTGTTATATGCGTTTCGAAACTCTTTCCATGCTTTCGAAAAGTTTACTCCTTCTTGTTGGGCATATCTCCGTATCATGCCGTTCAATCTTTGTTGTAAATCCCCGATAGTATCGATACGATCAAGGTTGTCCACCCTATGTTTAAGCGTATTTTGCTGTTCAATAAGAAGAGTATTTTGTTGCTCGATTTTTGCTTGCTTTTCACGCAACTCTTTCATTGATTGAGCTTGCATGATAATTAAATCTTCAATCGATTGTGGTTGTTTTTGACGAAACCTTTTCTCTACTTCAATGAAGTATTTTCGAATAGCACGACCCATTTCGTTATTTTCTACCATCGCAAGTTCCTTACCGGCATCCAGTGTAAAGAGATAATCTTTGCGTTGTCTTCCAACATTCGCTCCAAATGTTGATTTGGCGCTATTCCCCAAAATCGGGGAAAAATCCTCGTCTTCAGTAAAGTCATATTGTTCAATTCTCAACTTAATCCAAGTAGAAAAATCTTTTCCGACCATTAACTTTTCATGTAATTCCCTGGCGTTTATAAACCTTTCACCATGTTCATTTTCATAAACAGGTAACATCTCATCTGCAATGATTTTTAAATTATTCAAGATAATCCGCCTCCGTTAAAACACCTTGCAACGCTTTAATGATTTCTTTTATTTCTTGAACCGAAGGATAAACTTCCAGCACTTGATTTTCTTTGTATACCGGATCATCTTCCTTAGATTCCTTTTCATCCAATACGAAATCGTTAAAACGTAGGACCACAGCTTCAATATCGGAATGCCTTTCCACTTGTAACTCGAAGTCTTCACCTGTCAAATGAATGATTTTAAACACTTTACATCACCTCACTTTTATCTTTGATTACAGACAACAAATTCAGCTTTCAACAAAAGAGGTTGATTGGTTTTAGGGCAAATACTCCAAATGTTGAAATCATCAAAGGGGTTTAATAATCCTTTGAACTCAACCAAATGGTCTTGTCCACATCGTCGGCAATTTATAACTTTAACTATCTGTTCAGACATTCTTACATCTCCTTAATTCCATTAATATCTTTGTAATAAGGAAACTCCATTCCCCAGCGTTTTAACCACTCGGCTTTTAATTCATAAACCCATTTCCCTTTATTGATTAAAGAGACTATTTGGTGGCAACTTAATGAGCGTATTTGCTGTTCTTTGGTCATTTACTCAGCACCTTTCTCGATAACTAGCAAATCATTAACTTGGCATTCTAGCGCATTGCACAATGAAATTAATGTTGAAACGTTAATTTTATTAATCTCTCCTTTTGAGATCCTATATAATGTGGGTCTACTAATGCCGCTTTTCTCAGCCAACTGCGAAATATTTTTAATTCGCTTTTGCCACATCAATTCATCTAGGCCGATCTTGATGATATGATTCTCCATTTTTTCGCCTCCCTTGGTTCTATTTACCTCTTATAATTCATATTGTAATGGATATAATAATAAATGTAAAGGATATAATAATAAAATTATTAAAGTTGTGTACTATTTTTTTATTTCGTATAATATGACTAATACAAAAGTATTTAGGAGCTGAAATTAAGTGACTGAATTAAGAACAAACCTCCGTATCCTTATGGCGAAAAAAGGAGTTCGAACCATGGTGGAGTTGGAGGAAAAAACAGGTGTTAGCCGCCAGGTATTAGATCGACTAGATAAAGGTAAATCCAAAAGACTGGATTTTGAAACAGTCGTAAAATTATGCAATTTCTTTGAATGTGAAGTGGGAGACCTTTTATATTTGTCTGAAGAAAATGGGGAGTAATTTTTCTCCCCTATGCCCGCGTTTGATTTTTATCCATGTTTTTCATCGTCAAATCTTGCATTTGTTACCGAAAAAATAGAGGTTTAAAACCTCGTTTATGTAGATCTGGATGGTCTTCGCAGGGCGCATCAAATGTGCTGCCTTACTTGTTCCCAAAACTTATCGTTCTTGTTATATTCAGCGTTTGATAATATCTTTAATTCTTCATTGGTGTACTCAATAGCTTCCCATTCAGTATCATCAAAGTCGTAGCAGCTGCAATGATATCCTTCTAACACCACAAAGGTTCCGTGATCATTTTCCAATAATATCTGTCTGTTCATTTCGTAATCTGGTTTTGATGTACAAGCTACAACAATATGATGTGGTTTGATTTCAAACCATTCTTTTTTCCAATCCATCTTCCTCATATTTTCATCTCTCCCTTACTTCGTAATAGAATCGAATTGTGTACTAACGTAAAACTTTTCCAAATATCTTTTGTTCACATTTATCGCAAAAAACAGGATTTATCGGCATACCATAGCACCCACACTCAAAACCATTACAACAATGCTCAGGTTTGTAATTTCTTTTAACCCTTATTGAAGTAAAGCAACTGTCGCAAAACCATAACTTACCTTTAGTCCATCTCCATCTTTGCTTTTTCATTTCTTCGACTCCTTAATACGCAATATGGTTCTATTACGTAATTTAATCTTCAAATTCTGTATAGTTACCGCAATTTTCACACCATAACTGTTTATCGATATACTCATGAACAGTTCCACTATTTCTAATATCCGAATAAAGAGAAATTACATCGTTTTTAGCTTTGTAATCATCACCCGTAATGATTTGAGCCCGCAATTATTACATCTAATAGTAAATCCAGCCATTTAACTCACCTCATTGTTTTAGTCCAAATGGTATTTTAAAATTTGGAGGAAGAACCCATAAATGATACATTCCAGCCTCATCTACTAAATTCGATTCACTCGGAAACACTTCAATTGCCGCGCTTTCCTTGCCGAAAATTTCATTTTTAATTCTTTGTTTTTCGATCCACGGAATATCGGTGTTATCAGCATTTCTCATGCAAGCATGCTGAACTGTTCCCCATTCTGTTTCGACATTCCGCACCATGACCACATAATCATTGCCCTGACGATAAACACGGTCTAGTTCACCGAACCATCCAGTGCCTTTTCCTAATTGCTTAGGAGACGGATGTTCTACCCATCCAAGTATCCGGCTTTCACGATCCAAGCGTCTTCTTTCAGCTCTATTCAAATCAATCTTTCCTTTCGCATAAAACATACGGTCTTTCAATTCGCTTCACGATATAGTTTGGGTAAGACCTCATATAAGCTGATAGCAGTTGTTTGAAGTGATCCTTGTCACGGGCTTCCTTCCACAAACGCTTTGGAAGGAGAACCCGAAATGGAACTGGATCTTTATACATGAATCAATTCACCGATTTCCATCGTGTCTTTGAGCAGTTTGGTTGACCGGCAGTAATCACATTTTTCACAACGACGAGGTTGTTCTTTGCCTGACTTCACAGCTAAAACTCGTTCCATTTTCATTTCTAGATATTCGTATTCAAATGCAAAACGGGATTCATCAAAGTGTAAAACGGCTTTATTTGGATGATTTTCCTTTGAAACGGCCACTATATAAGGTGTATAGGTATAACCCAAATTCTCCTCCAGGATTCGCCTATACACTGCCATCTGGAGCACGTAATCCCATGCTTCTACAAACGAGACCCATTCATCATATTTCGTGCTCCAGTACCGTTTGTGCAGTTCTTGTGTGGTCTTTAAGTCAGTGAAGGTTCGTCTTTGATGATTAATGGAATCCACTTTGATTTTCCAATCTGTACCGAAAAGATGGGCTGTGTAGATCTGCTCTTTCTCACCCTCAAGGGCAAATATGGCAAACTTATCGTTTTTCAAAACTTCAATCATTTTGTCAGCTAGTTCAAAGTCTGAATACTTTCCTCCGCGGGCTTTGAAAATTGCTCCGTTATTCTCCTCCACAAACTGCCGAAAAGCTTCATCACTTTCTAGAGCTGCATGGACATAAGAGCCAACTATCAAAGCGTTTGAGGAGGGCTCAATATAAGCCCCACTCAATTTCGCCATTGCTTTTGCTTCACATTCCATAAAATTCTTGAATTGTGATACTGAAAGATATTGCTGATTAGCTTCATTCGAATGATAGTTCGAACTCGTTAGAATCAATTTTTCCTGTATGTTGTTCATTTACCTCACCATTCCCCTCTGCCTGTTGTTCCGGCTGTGCTTCTTGGTTAAAATCCTCTGAAAGTTTACTGCTGGACTTTTTGGTCACGTTCTTATCAAACCAATCATCCACTTTACTCATTCCATCTTTCAGGGAATTGTAAATTTTGATAAGATCTAAAAAATCTACCTCTGTAAAAGAATCTGCATTGTAACCAAAACGATCTTCAATCATTTCTTGTGTCACACGATACTGATTCTTAAAGGCTTTAAGAGAATTTGCCACGCGGTCTTTTAATGGTCCTTTAGAATTTCCTTTTAACGTTTCATCGCACTGAACAACCGCTTTTTCGACGATATCACCAGGAATGACACTTAAGATGCAGGAACGTACTCGACGAGCTCCTTCATTTGCAACCTTTTCATAAATGTCCCGAGGATCATCCAGTTTCTTTACGGTTCCATTCGCTTTTCGAGCATGTTTAACAGTAAAAACCTTTGTTTGACGTGTATTTGTTTCTAAGTCCCATGCATAAGCCATCACAATAGATTCACCTTCACGCTGCTCTAATTCCTTAATCCCGAAGTCAATGTTTCCCCAATTTTGGGCGATAACCTCAGCCAAGCGAATGGAAGGCCCTGAAACTCTAGTTCCCCCTCTTGGGTACTGGTAAACAGCTGTTCCTGCCAGAGCCGGACGTTTACAGGCATCTAAAATCCGCTGCTCAGCTTGGAAAACATTCCGAGGGAACTGACGGGCCATGAATATGGCCCCTTTCACTTCCTCCATTTCACGATTGCTAGATGCTTGAGCTAATACATTTGGTTGTTGGTATTGTGGTGTATATTGGTTTTCAAATTGGTTGGTTAAATTGTTCATTAGGCTGAAACCTCCTCGTTATTTTTAATAACATCAGCAAACTGTGGATACTCTGCTAAATCCGCTTTTTTTAACACGGAATAAATCTCAATTCCATCCTTAATAAAGAAAATTTTGTAAGGGTAATCATCCGACTCAATATCATTTACCCTGACTTCCAACTGTAATTCGGGAATTTCCTTCATCCCGAATGTTTTATGGTTCACATGAATTGCATCATCATATAAGCTCAAACCAATAACGCCGGCATTTTTTAAGTCCTTACGAATGGCGATAAATTCTTTCATTTTTTCAATGTTCATATTAATTGCCTCCTAATAAAATTTGGTTGCTTAGATCGGAGAGCCTATAGTAGAATTAATTAGGTTAATTTTTTCTAAGGCTTATCCCTTGACTCATGTTCGCAGCATGAGTCATTTTATTTTTAAGTACCTTTCGTTGATCCACTTAGTGAAACCTTTCCACAGGATCAGAACCTGGTTGCCATCTTGCTTGAGAACATACACCTCCAATCCCTTCGGAACATCGCATATTCGAGCTTTACTGGATAAGGAATTCATAAAATTTAGCCGACGTTTTAGAATGGCTCTTGGCATCAGTCCGCCTGCCTAAATTCGAAGTTGTAATGATCTACTAAGTGGCTTTCTATAGAGTTTTCATCAAAGGTGATCTTAAGAGTCCTATCTCTCACCAATCCCCCTCTAAAAATAAATTGAAGCTGCTCTACACAGTAACGTTTTAAATGTTCTCTTAATACGATTTCATCAAAGTTGTCGTGATCTATACAGATGCATTCACCTTCGAAGATCTCGTCTCCAAAGAAATCAATACCTGCACACTCAGGTTGAGCTAACACATTTTCAAGGCCTGATGCAGTTTCTAGGTGGCGCCAGTGAGCATCGATACACATTGGATTTTCTAAATCACGCATCGTCTTTTACCTCCTTAAACTAATACAGCATCTGTTTTCAGCAATTCCATTAATGTTATGAATTTTGATGGATAATAATGAGGTTGAGTATCTTTCGGACTTTTCGGATTGAGTAAGTTCTTTCCGTACTCTAAACCCTTTTCCGTCAAGGATTTAAATTCTTTCATCCCACCCTTTGAACTAGGTCGTTCTTTAATTTCCAAAATGCCTAATTCGATTAACTTGGTATTTACCTTAGCTGAACTTAACTTAATGTCATGATCTTTCAATAATTGAGAAAGTGATTTAGTCACTTCTTCATCAACATAAGCCGGTAAATGATTGGTTGGTACTTGATGTTGTTTATGTGCCGCTTCTAGCATCCTGATTTTTGAGGTTTCATCCACTCTTAAGATTTTGGATGTATATTCTACTCCGATCAGTTGCATTTCGAAGGAGTCTTTTAAGGCTGGTGAAACTTTCGCTTGACTTATTCTGATGTGATTCTCCATCTGTTCAAATTTAGTCACATATGCTGCTGTAAAAAGAACTCCTTTTTCACCAGTCATTTTATTCGCTACCATATCGCAACCTTTACGAGTAAGAAGAAAACAGTCATACGTTTTGTTATTTCCTTCGGTTTTGTAAGTACTAGGTATAAAGAAGTTTTGAGAATTCAATTTTGAATTTTCAAGAATGGAAACGTATCCCCGAATATCTCTCATTAGATTTGAATGATCTTTCCCAACCATTAAGGAAACTTCTCTGCTATCAATTAACAATTGTCCGTTTTGTTCGATAACTATTAGTTCGTTCATTTCTACTCCCCCTAGTTTGGTTAATCCTTTTTACCTTCTTTATCATCTTTTTCAGCCTGCTTTAACTTTTTCAAAGCTAATATTTTAGGTAATGTCGTTTTTTCAATGAGTATTAAAAATTTCTTTTTAGCATCACTTGATGGCTGATCGTTATCCAATATCGTTAAGCTCCTTTCGATCTATATTCAATCATCTTGCGAAAATTTGAACGAAATACTTTTCCAAAAACTCTTGCATCCTCGAAGCGATAAACAACCATTTTTCCCCGCGCCTCTCTGGGTAATAAACAAATCCACCGTTATCTAGATCTAGTATTTTTTTGTAACAAGGACGTAAAAGGATGTTTTCTTTTAACCAGTCATCGCTATAACCAGTTGCGTATTCGAGATCCTTCATTGTCCACCAAATTTTTTTATCAATCACAACTACCTCTCCCTAGTTGATTTTTTTGCTATCTATCCAATTGAGAAATTCTTCTCGATAAACTCGTTTGTTACCGCCAATAATAATTGTTGGGAAACCATCTTCTTTAAAAAGCTCGTAGGCTTTCCCTTTGCTGATGTTAAGAAAATTTTGGATATCTAAAGCCGTTAAGACTGGCGGTAAAATAAAATTTTTTTCCACAAAATCACCTCCTCGATTAACCTATAAGTTAATCGGTGTTAAAAAAAAATTTCCTAGAAAAATTAACCATTACAATTAACTTATGGGTTAATCATAATATATATTTTCCAATGAGTCAATTAATTATAATTAATTTTTTAAAAAAGTTAACTTATAAGTAAATTTAGGGTGATTGAATGTGTTTCTTGACTATAGTAAATTAAATTAGAAGGTGGTGTGTTGTGTGAATTTTGGTAGAAGTTTTTTAAAAGCAAGAAGCAAATTTGGTTTGGAGCAAAAAGAAGCTGCCAAAGAATTAGGTATAAGTGCGGCTTTTTTGTCTAAAATCGAAAATAATAAACAAAAGCCAAGCATCGACCTAATATTGAAGGCAGCAGATTTTTACGGAGTGAAACCGGGATTCTTTTTTGAAGGTCAAGAAGAGATAAATTTAGATTCTTTGTATTCAGTGAAAAACAAAGAATTTATTTACGATCTTGATAAAATGACGGATGAAGAATTGAGTGACAAATACAAAATCCAAATAGATGGCAAAGAACTCACCTTAAGTGAGTTAAAAGGCATTATGGCGTATGTCCGTTCTTTACGATCGATGGAGAAGTAATCGATTCCGTTTTTTTGTTTTCCTCCAGAAGTAATAAAATAATTTCGGAGATGTCAATAACTTCTTTTTGCATACGCATCATCAGCTCCTAAAGGGATGGTAGTGGTGACTTACAAAATCGGTAAGTGCCTACTCTCTGTCCATTTACAAAAGAAACGAATGTCGCAACAAGAACTAGCTGATCGTGTCGGAAAGACAAAGCAAACGATTTCAAGATATGTAAAAAACCAGTCGATTATGTCTTACGAAGCAGCGGTTAATATTGCGGCAGAACTAAATTGTGAAATGGAAGACCTTTATGAAATCATAAAAGTCTAAGGGTAGGTCAATGAGTGGACAATGTCTACTCGCGACCGATAGTCATCATTGATGTTAACTTTTAGAACAATTATTAAGTCCATTTTACAACTTAAAAAAGTTTATTTGTCGAAAAAAATTAATACAAGTTTCGACATATTTTTTAAATTTCCGAACAAATTCAAATGAATTAATAAAATTATATCACATAACGGAACAAATGTTCTATAATTTATATAGAAAAATTTGTGAATTATAGGAGGAAAGCACCATGGCTAGCATCCAGAAATTAAGCAATGGTTGGAGGTATAGAGTTTCTTATAAAGACGGAGAGAAATACAAAACGAAAACTCAAGGAGGCTTTAGAACAAAACGAGAGTGTGAGCTTGCAGCTGCTGAGCTCGAGAAGAAATTGCACGTTGGACATGATATAACTGCTGGAGATCAGCTTTTTTCGGAATACATGCGTAATTGGTTTGAGGTATATAAAAAAGGGAAGCACAGCCCAGCAAATGATTCTGTCATTGAACTTGCTGTTAAATTGGTTGAACAATATTTTGTGGGAGTAAAGCTGAAGGAACTGACTAGAGATATGTATCAACGCTTTTTAAATGATTTTGCGGAAACTCATGCGACAGGAACGGTGAAAAACAGACATATTTATATTAAATCATGCATTAAAAATGCGATTGAAGATGGAGTTATTACAAAAGATCCAACTTACAAAGCAGTTATTAAAGGGAAAAAAGAGGATAAAGTCGAGGAACTAAAATTTTTAAATTTCGAAGAAGTGAAATCCCTTGTAAATGAAACTAAAAAAGAAATACATCCTAAATTTATTGCTGGCTATATTATTCTTTTTGCAATTACGACCGGAGCTAGAATTGGCGAGATAATCGGTTTAACTTGGGATTGTGTGAATTTTGAAAATCAAACAATTACTATAAATAAAACGTGGGATTATAAATATACAAATGATTTTTCAAGCACTAAAAATTATGCATCTATGCGCACTATCACCATCGATAAAGAAACTTGTGATTTATTAAAAACCTTGAAAAATATACAAAATAAAAATGCTATGCTAACAGGTTTTCGAAATACAAAAAATCTGTGTTTTGTTAATTCATTTATGGAAGTAATACATCCAAAATCCGTAAATAAAGCATTAAAAAAATTATGCAAAAAATCCAGCGTTTCAGAAATTACACTTCATGGTTTAAGACATACCCATGCATCTATGCTACTTTATCAAGGAATAAATGTTAAATATGTATCTAGACGATTAGGACACGGAGATATCGTCACCACTTTACAAACTTATTCCCATATCCTCGATGAAATGGAGCAAAAAGAATCGCGGCATGTTGACGAAACAATGCATCAGCTATTTGATGTGAAATAA